ATGTACCAAGCCCGAAAGCTCGTGTACCAAATCACCATGGCGACCATCAGAAAGCGGAAACGCAAGGACGGCTCGTTCGGTTATACAGCGCAGATCAGGATCATGCGCGATGGCCAGCAAGTCTATCAGGAATCCCAGACGTTCGACCGGCAGCAGGCCGCCAAGGCCTGGGCGAGCAAGCGCGAGACCGAGCTGGCCGAGCCGGGGGCGATTGAGCGCGCCAACCGCGGTGGGAGCACCCTGCGGCATATCATCGAGCACTACCTGGAAGAGCACGAGGTTATCAGGCCGCTCGGCAAGACCAAGCGTGCGACTCTGGCCGCAATCGCTGCCTCTTGGCTCGGCGATGTCACTGACATCAAGCTGAGCAGTCAAACCCTTGTCGAGTACGCCAAATGGCGAATGGGGAAGGAGGGCGGCGCGGTGCAGGCGCAGACAGTCGGTAACGACCTGTCGCACCTGGGGGCGGTGTTGTCTGTGGCTCGGCCCGCATGGGGCTTCGAGATCGACGCGCACGCAATGGGTGATGCCCGGAAGGTGCTGAAGAAGCTGGGTATGGTCAGCCGCAGTAAGGAGCGCGACCGCCGGCCGGAGCCGGGTGAACTCGACAAGTTGCTCGAGCACTTCTTCGAGATGCAGAAGCGCAAGCCCAGCTCGATCAACATGCCCAAGGTGATGGCCTTCGCCATCTTCTCGACCCGGCGCCAGGAAGAGATTTGTCGTATCCGCTGGGCTGATCTGGATAAGGCCGGCAAGCGTGTTCTGGTGCGGGATATGAAGAATCCCGGGCAGAAGATTGGCAACGATGTCTGGTGCCATCTGCCGGACGAAGCGATGCGCATCATCGAGACCATGCCTGAGGCCTGCGACGAGATCTTCCCGTACAACAGTGATTCGGTGTCGGCCTCATGGACCAGGGCCTGCAAGATCGTCGGTGTTGAGGATCTGCACTTCCACGACCTGCGACACGACGGCGTGAGCCGGCTGTTTGAAATGGACTGGGATATTCCGCGTGTGGCCAGTGTGTCGGGCCATCGGGACTGGAACTCGCTGCGACGCTATACACACATGCGTGGCAACGGTGACCCCTATCAGGGGTGGAAGTGGCTGGATCGGATCATTGAGGCACCCGTCGACTTGGGTGCACGGGTGAAGAAAAGGGCGGTCTGACCGCCCCTTAGCCGGCTCGCCGGGTGTGGCGCCCGTGAAGTTGGTCGTTTTCTTTCTTGGCGGCCAAGCGCCTGGCGTCCAGATAAGAAGCCAGGTCGGCCAGGTGAACACCCTTGGCGGTCTTCTGGCTGCCTTCCAAGCGGACTATGGGAAGGTCGATGTCACCAGACATTACCTTGCGCTGGAACATTTCCGGGGTCAGGTGGCTGAAGTAGTCGGCGCAGACGCGATCTATTGGGATGATCGCCGCGCCATTGTATTGAGCCATCAACAGGAAAGCGGTGTTCATCGTTTCGCCCCTCTCGGCTTCCGCGCTCCATGAGCGCTGGCGGTCCAGCCGAACTGAATGCAGGTGTTCCCGTTCTCCTGCGCCAGGGCGTCGATACGCTCGCCGATGGCGGGAACCAGATCAGGCGCTGTGCAGGCGGGGACTGTGATGGAGTGGGTGGTCTTCTCGCCGTTGGGAGCGATCATCCAGACGCTGGCCAGCCAGCGCACAGGACGGCGAGGCAGAGTCCCGCGCTTCTGTGCGCGGTCCTCTGCGCCCGGTGCGCGACTGGTCATGTAGGTGATCGTGCAGCTCATGCGGCATTTCCCTGCGCAGGCGATTCGGCTGGCATGATGGTATCCAGTGCGTCGCGGCAGGACGGCAGGCCATTACAGTCCTGGTCGTTTAGATCGAACTTCAGGTGCCCCAGCATCAGGCGGTTAACGTTGTGATTGACGATCACCTGCCACCGATAGGTCGTGCCGTACTTGGCGTTCAGCGCGGCATTGAGTTGGTCGAGCCGGTCGAGGCGGGCCTTGTCCTTGCTCAACGCTTGGATAAGGTCGACAAATTCGGCTGTCCCTCCGACCTGCTCTGCTGGGGGAACGCCCAGTGCTTCGCCAACCGCGACGATGTCCAGGGCCATGTCGCAGATGGTGCGTTTGTTGCGGTCACGTTCGGTGCGCGCTGAGTCAAGCTGCGTCTGAAGGAACCTTGCTTCGCTCTCCCAGTGAGCGGCGGCGCCGCGCAGCTCCTTGTTTTCAATCTTGAGCGCCTCGGCTACGGCTGTTTGCAGGGACAGCTCGCGGATGGCTTTCGTCAATGCGTTGCGCGCGGTGTTGATGTCCTTGCGGGCCTGACTGAGCCACTGATGGCACTCGGCGCTCATGAGGGCGGCGTCTGCCTGTTCGAGGAGCGCGGCCAGTTGTTGGGTGTTGGTGGTCATGCTGCAAGCTCCTTCACGTTGACGGGCTCCCAGTCGCCTTCGCAGAGGCCGTAGGCGCTGGAGCAGGCCGAGGCGTCGTCGGCCTCTGCCATCAGGTCGTATTGGATACCGCCGCGGGTGGTGCGGGACCACTCCACGGCTTGGCGGATGTTGGCGATGCGGACGATCTCCGCGGCGCTGAGGTCTTGGATGCTGCCGGCCTGGTGTTTGGCGCTTGCGGCGGCGAAGAACGTCGCGCCGCCGCGTTTCGAGGCTTGCTGGACCAGATCCTCCCACTGCTCGATGCGTTCGATGTGCTCGGGGAAGCGCAGGGCGATCTCGCGCAATTCGCCCTTGCGGCAGTTGATGCAGGGCATGCAGCCAACTCGGCCCATGCCTTGGCTGTAGAGCGGGTTGGGCTTTACGCCGGCATAGCGGTGGGCCTCGAAAACGGCTTCCACCGGCCAGGTGAGGATCGGCCGGTAGTTGAACAGCCCGCCGCCCACCTCATCGCATTCGGGGAGGTAGCGCCGCGCCTCCGACTCCTCGCGACGCACGCCCTGCCATGACAGCACCATGTTCTGGTCGTCGAGCAGGGGGAGCATCACCTGCTCGATGATGACGTTGCGCTTCAGCTCCTCGGTGCAGAACTGGGCCTTGCGGGAGGGGAAGCGTCCTTTCCACAGGCAGAGGTCGAGGAATGGGTTGCCTGTGGGCTGGAGTACCTCCAGGGCGGCCTCGATGATGGTCTCGGCCACGCCTTGCTCTCGCCACTTGGTTTCGATGTAGCGGCGCTTGCCAGCGATCTGTCGGGAGAAATCGGCGCGGCGGCGCTCGATGGTCACGCCGGTTACCTGCTCCAGGTAGTCGACGTACTCCAGCGTCAGCTCGTGCTCGTTGCCGGTGTCGGCGAAGACGCCACGGAGGTTCGGCACCCCGTGCGCCATGGCCACCAGCAGCGTGGCGGTACTGTCCTTGCCGCCGGAGACGCTGACGATGTTGTGCTGCTGGCCTGGCACCAGGTCGGTGCCGTACCAGGGGAGTGGCCTGGCCTGCGCAAGCGTGAGTTCGCGGAAGGTGGTCATGCTGCCACCCCCTGGGCCGCTGAGAGCGCCATAGGCATGCTGCGAACTTCATTGATGGCAAGAGGATGGCCGGAGTGCCAGATGAGATAACTTTCAGGCTGCCAGTGCGCAGCCTTTTTGCTGCTCTGCTCGTCTCGCCATTGGCTGCTGTTGCGCTTTGGTGGGTGGCCGGTTGGCCGTGGAGCAGCAGCAATGCTCCGGCCTGGGTGCAAGCAGTTGGTTCCGTCGTTGCGATTCTGGCCTCGATGTACATCGCGGGCGCGAAGGATCGACGAGATGACCAGGCAAAGCGGAGGCAGGATGTTGTGTTCTGCTCCATGGTTTCGCAAATCGTCACTGATGTGCGAAGTCAAACTCTTCTCATGGACATAGCGTCCAAAACTGGCACGGACTCCTTTGGTTTTGGCCCGTACAGGCATTTTGGGGATGAAATGCAGCACAACCTCGGAGATGTTCTGGACGGAATTAATGTCTCGGCGGCGCCAACATCCGAGATAGCAGTTGGAATTCTTGGCTTTAGAGGGGCCTTCCGAGGGTTGATGAGAACCCTCAAGGGCGAAGGTGTATTGGCAAATGAGAACATCGACAAGCTTACCTACGATGTTCAAAGCAAGGAGTTGGTTCGCCGCGCTCAGGAGCTTGAGCTGTTGCTGAATGCTTGGGTCGAGGAGGCTCCAGGCCAGTAGCCCCGGAGCCTTCTGTTCTTGAGCTGTATTGCCGTTGAAAGCTCTGCGAATGGAGGTCATTTGTTCACTCCCATCCGCCGAGGTACTGCGGGTAGACGCAAGCAGCGAACTGAACGCGCCATGGATCGGCAGGGGTGATGCCTTCTTCCTCGAAGCATTCGCTATCCAGTTGAGCGTCGGTCCACTCCGTCACGTCGAGCAGGTTGAAGGTGTCGGAGTCGTATCCGCAGAAGGCGCACAGCAGCTTGATGGCCTGCTCCGGGGTGTGAGCGGCAACCAGGTCGTAGTCGCCCACCTGGAAGCACTTCAGGGGTGGGGCGTTGTGTGCGAGCGGGTGCTCGTAGCTGACGGTGAAGCCGGCGGCATTGCGGTGTCCGCCGCCACCGTAGAGCTTGGCGATGGCAGACACGTCCAGGCCATCGGTTTCACTGCGCAGCGAGAAGGTACGGCCGGCGGGCGTATCCCAGTAGCAGGCCGCGAAGGGCTCGCCCTGGGCCATCACGTGGCCGGCGTCACTGGAGTGGATGTAGGGCAGGTTGGCCGCCGGCACGTCGTAGCCGCCGATCGTCATGCGGCGACGGAGGGCTTTGAGCAGTTCCGCGATGTCCTTGTGGTGTTTCCGCTCGATGGCGATACCGTCGGAGCGAAGTTGCTCGGCGGGCGTGGCTGCCAGTTGGTCCCACACCTCGAAGTCGTAGGGGTAGCTGAAGACGTTGGCCTGTACCTCCCGCGTCCCTTCCAGCTTGAAGCGCCAGAGGTCGCGGTCCTCGATGTGATTGATCAAGTCGGGGCGAGGCTGTCCGGGGAAGAAGAAGTCCCAAGTCAGGCCGGCACCGCTGCGCTCCATGTCGAAGCAGGTGGAGATGGCGCGTCCGCTATGTGCCCAGCTTGAGGCGTCTGCGACCTGTGGGAGCCCGGCAAGTGCCTCGGCGGCGGTCTTGTGGTGATCGATAACCAGGACGCGCTTGGCGATTTCGGCCATCTGTAGCAGTTGGTCCCGTGAGTAGGAGAAGTCAACCAGCACAACTACACGGCCTGCTACGTCCGGCATCGGCTCGCCATAACGGGCGGGATGGAATTCAGCGTGCGGCATCGCCTTCCGAACGACCCAGGCGGCGCCGAAGCCATCCGCGCAGCTCGCGTGGTAGATGCAGAGCGGCGGGCGGTACACGTGCTGCATGGCTTCGTTGTAGGTCATGAAAGTAAGCCATTTCTCGCCAGGCCAGGGGCGTGAGTTCGGCGCGGCGTTGGTCAGGATCAGCGTGTTTTCCAGCGGCAATTCATCCCCGATCTGCCAGTTGTCGACGATCTTGGTTAGATCTAGCGCACCGGCGATCAGAGTCGCGTTGCGAGTCTTTCCGCAGCCCTGCGGGCCGCATACCAGAACGCTCTTCATGCTGCGTCCTCCTGTGCGTCATCCGCAGCCAGCACGGCCCGGATGCGGCCTGCCATCTGGCTGGCAGAATCAGCGGCACGCAGCGCCTGGGCTTGGTGGGTGGTTGCGCCGATGCGCTGGGCGGTGTTTGCGGTGACCTGGAGCTGGCCGCTGATCTTCATCAGCTCGACTGCGTCCTTTTCGGTGAAGGGGCTCGTACGGCGCGCGTAGAAGGCGATGCGTTTGTCGCAGTCCTGGATCAGGCGCTCGCGCTCGAGCTGGTGCTCGGCATCGGCCAGGCGATGGCGGGCGCGGAGCAGGGCCAGGTCCTCGTGTAGCGCGTTGATGTGGGCCAGCTGGCTGCGCTTGCCGTCCTCGAAGCCTTGGCTGTAGCCGGCGGCGTGGCTGTTACGGGTAGTCCGCCAGGCGATCAGCAGGGCAACGCCGAAGGCGATGGCCAGGCCGAGCATAATCAGGTGATAAGTGGTGTTCTGCATGTGCTGTGTCCTCGTCAGGGCCCGCCGCCGGAAGAGCTGGTAGAGGCCGGCGGCGGGGTGCTGCGTGGGTAGGGTTATTCGCCGACTTTGAAGGTGCCGATGGTCAGGTCGGTGGAGGTGATGTCGGCGGACAGCAGGTCCTTGAACTCCTGCGCAATCTCCTCGCGTACCTGCTGCTCAGCCACCCAGCGCGGCTTGATCACTGGCTTGGCTTCGCCGGTCAGCACCGACAGGCGCAGGACGAAGTTGCGCAGCGGCAGGCCGTCGTACGGCTGGCAGGTGAAGATGAGCGAGCCGGGGAGGGTGTCCTGGCTGGCGGCCTCGATCTGGTCCATGGCGCTGCGCGAGGCGTTGAAGTTGCCCTCGACGGTGGTCCGCTCGGAGCTGGCCTTGATGGTGATGTTGCGAACGGCGGCGATGGCCTGGACCAGGTTCATTTCCTGATCGTCCGGGGTGACCGCCTTCAGGAAATCACGCCAATCTTCCATCCACTCGGCCAGGTCCTTCTGCGACAGGCGCTGACCGGCGATGGCCTGCAGGGCGGCGTAGGCGGCAGTCGGCTGCAGAGTCAGGGTGGCGATGTCGTCGCCGTGGCCGGCCTGGCTGGTGTCGCCCAGGTTGAAGATCACGCGGCAGGACATGCTGTCCTTGTCGACGAAGCCGCGAGTCTCCTCGTTAGCGCGCTCATTCACGTAGGTGACGAAGTCCGCCAACGAGGAGGTGGTCAGGGCGCCGCGGAAGCGGTTGCGGTGCGCTTCTAGCTTCTCCAGGTTCTGGAGCTTGAAGCCTTCCGGGACGACCGCCATGGCCCCGGCCGAGCCGGTGACGCGGACGTTGGCGGCAGCGACGGCGTTGGCGAGGACCAGTTGCAGTGCTTCTTTCATGTGCTGTGTTCCTTGATGTGGTAGAGGTTGAGGGCGGACGAGTTAGGCGTCCTGAGGGATGACCGGGGTCTGCTCGCGGTTGAAGAGCTGGGCGGTCGGATTCGTCTGGAACAACTCAAGGCCGTTCGGGGTGACGTACATCGGGGTGTCGAGTGCGGTGTCTTCGCTGCGGCTGCCGCGCTTGGTGGGCACCTTGTAGTCGAGCTTGTGGCTGATCTTCACCTGATTGGATTCGCCAATCTGGCTGAACTCCAGGGTGATCACGACCTTGCCTTTCTTGCTGAACTCGACCACGCCGGCGCCGACATCAGAGAGCGCGGTGCCGATCTGGTTGGCGAAGACGCCCGCATTCAGCGAGCCGAAGAAGTCGTTCACGTCGGTCTTTTTCATGTGCTGTGCCTCGTTGGTGGTGGTTGGTGTTCCCCAGGGCGCTCTCGGTGGAAAGCGTCCTGGGGAAGGCCCGTCTCCAGGCCTTCGTGCCTCACGTAAGCCGCCTTATGTGAGAGCTGGTCGGCTCGGCCGGAATGGGTCTGGCCTGCCCAGGGTTCTCGGTTACATGGCTGCCACTCCTCCCTATTGATCCACCCGGGTGCGCCGGGACGCTTTTCTTCAAGCTGCTTGCGTGGACTGCGAGTCAAGGAACTCGGCCAGGTCCTGCAGGTACACCACCGGCTTTTCCCGGCGGGACTTGGTGAGCTTGCGAATGGTCAGCGCGACCTCGCCGCTCTCGATCAGTGCGCGCAGGCGCTTATCCGTCTTGATGTGCTGGAAGTAGGTCGTGCGAACCTCCGACAGCGAGAGCGTGGCAGTGCCCCACTGCTTGAACAGTTGCTCCAGGGTGGTCATCGGGCCTCCTTGGTCCAGGGGGTGGAGGCAAGTTTCGCTGCACGCAGCTCGGCCAGGCGGTGCTTCATTGCGTTGGTGATCAGGTCGAAGTAGCGCGAGGACTCCCGGGCGTCGATGACCTCTAGGGCCAGTGCCATCTGCGCAGCGGTGTCCGCCATGCGGGCGGCGACCGGCACTGCGTCTTGGTGCGCCGCCAGCCGGGTGGCCATGGCCAGCCGGGTCAGTTGGTGGATGGCCTCCCGATTCAAGCTGATACCTCCCCGCACCCCACGGGCAGGCGGGCCGACACCAGGGCGACGAGGCCCTCGATGCTCTTGCCGATGCCGCGGGCGGCGATGTTTCCGGCCTCGTCAGTGATGACGGCACCGAAGGGGCGCTCCGCATCGGTAGTGAGCGTGACGTGCGGCAGCCAGCCGCGCGGGGTAGCGGCGAGCAGGGCGGTGTAGAGCTGTCCCAGTTGAGCGGCCTCCTTGGGCAGGCCAGCGAGGCGTTCGATGCACTCGACAGCCGCGCTCTGTAGGACTTCTGCCGGGTAGGCAGTGGGCGCAGCGAAGTGCATACCGACCAGCTTGAGGGTGCCGACAGCGTCGGCGATAGGGTTCGGAGTCTGGTTCATGCCACGTCGTCCTTGTGCTGGGTGACGGTGATGTCCACACCGAGGCGCTTGGCCAGCCAGGCGACGCCGGCCTCGGTGACCATCACGACGCTGTAGTGGGTGTACATGCCGAGGCGCGGATTCCAGCGCGAGCGCGGGTCCATGAACAGGTTCCCTGCGCCGATGTGCTTGGCCGCGAGGGTGCCGTCGTGGTTCAGGTCCTTGTGCTGGCGGAGGAAGCCGCGCAGGGCACGCTCAGTGACACCGAGGGCGGCAGCTGCGTGGCGGATGTCCCGATTCATGACAACTGCCTCAGCCGTCGATCAGCTTGGAGAGCCAGCGCATAGCCTCTTGGGGCTCGTAGTTGGCAATTGCGACAAGGCAGGCGCCTACTGGGTAGCACTCGTGAGCAGCGATTCGGCTGGCCAGCGTATTAGCGTCCAGATCGCCAATGCTGATGCCGACGAGGTCGCTCCGTTCGAGTTCGCGGGTCAGGTACCACTGCGCTTTCAGCAGATCCTCGTGGCCGTTCTTGGCGCGATGCCGGAACACATACTTGAAGGCATTGCCCAGGTTAAAAGACAGGCGCTCGGTGACCTGGATGCACTCCACGCCAGAGGGATGGCCGCTGTAGTGCGGCGGGTGGTTGACCATATCGGCGTCTTCACCGGAATGGTTGTCGTCAACAGAGCCCGCTTGAATGGCGTTCCAGCAGTCTGCCGCAGCGGCTTCACTGGCACAGTCCATGATGGTCTGGCAGTCGTTATGCCGGCATTTGGCTCCGTGGAGGAAGCGCGTGCCAGGCCCGGGGGCGCAGTAGTCGAAGCCAATCGCCGCGCCCTTGCACTTCCAGCAGGGGAGCAGGGTGTGTCCAGCGGCGACCGTCTCGGCAGGCGCCGCGGCGGTATCCAGGGTGCCGTTGGCGATGGCCTCGACGAACTCTGCAAGATGCCGGGCATTGGCGCTGTCGCGCGTCTGCAGGGTCAGGCTGTTGGTCGTGTTGCCGATGATGACCACGGCCTCCATCTGCGCGCCGGCCTGCTCGATACAAACGGCCGCATGAATGCTGGCGGCTGGGCGGCTCAACAGAATCGACGCGCTGCCGCCGTTGTTTGCGATGTCTTGCAGGGCGGCAGCGGCCATGGGGGTTAGGGCGTAGGCAGTCACGCGGCACCTCCCCACGGACCGGAGTCAGCGTCCGTGCTGTGGTCAACAGGGCGCGGCTGAATGAGGCTGGCGCGCTGGGAAGTGCCTACGATCACCAGCAGTCCGGTGCGGGCTTGGATGGCCTCGACGGATTCGCGGCTGGTGGCCGCAGCCGGATGCAGATACACCGGGCAGCGGGCTTTGGGCATGTGCTGTGTCGATTGCATGTCTCGTACTCCAAGGGTAGAGGTGGGTACGAGATAAAAATTAGCCTGGCAGATTTTTTCGGTCAATAGTCTGGCTAATAAATATTTGTTGGGGCGCTTTTCTTGGCCAATAAAAAGCCCGCGATAGGCGGGCTCTAGGTCAGAAGTCGACGATTTTTCGCCGGATTCTCCCGCAGATTATCCATTCCTCGGACATGCGAATAATCCGGTCGGGCCATGAGGGATTTGTTGCTAGCAGGTATGCCTCGCCGCCCTCAATCTGCAGGCGCTTCAGCGTAACGTGCTGATCGCTGGTGCGTTTAGCCAGGATGAAATCGTTGTGCTTGGTTTCTTGGTCGGGATCGACCACCACCTTATCTCCGGGGAAGAAGTCAGGGATCATGCTGATGCCTTCAACCCGCACGATAAAGGCGTGAGGTCCAGCTGGACCCCCTGCTTCTACCCATTCCTCTGCGTCGCCAGGCTGGAATATGTCCACCGCCTCGCAGAACGCCCCGGCTTGAACATAGCCAATCACTGGCAACAGCCTCCCTGCTGGTCCTATTACTGTATCCGACTCAGGCGTCGAACCTCTGCTCACAGCCTGATAGATGGGCGCAAGGCGAGGGCTGACTTTGTGTGGCTCGAAGTGGAGAGCGCCTGCGAACTTCAGGAGCGCCTCTAGGTTGAGTTCCATCGAGCCATTCAGGTACTGGCTGACTGTGCCCTGTGAGGACCAGCCGCATTCCTCGGCAAGAGTGGCCTGCGTCAGCTTTCCCTTCGATCCGGCCTTCGCTGCCTGATAGATGGATTTGAGCCTGGCGGCTTCATCTTTGACGTGTGGGGGGAGTTCGTTGCTCATGCGGTTGATCATATTAGGCTCGCCAATATGTTCAAAATCGCTGGACGAATATTTTGCTTGCCTCAAATAATTGCCCTGCCTAATATTTCGAGGCATGGCTTTACCGAGGACTACGTCGATGACTGAGGACATTGGAGTTCCCTTCCGCGCCTTCGCCGAGGGCAAGGGGCAATCCGAGATAGCGGCGCTGATCGGCGTCACGCAGGGCTCGGTATCGCAGATGCTCAATTCCGACCGCTCAATCTGGGTTCGCCAGATGCCGGATGGGAGTTTCAAAGCTTACGAGCTGCGCGAAGTCGGCCGGCGACAACGGTCGGCACGAGCCGCTTGAAGTGCCGGCGCGGGGCTCTGAACCCCCGCGCCGGCGGGTGCCGGATAGGGCCTCTACTCCCTGGCCGGCTTACGACGACACAGCACATGCATCGGTCGTGGCCATAGAGTAGGTCCAACCCTGCTCGATGGCTACACCGTAAAGGGAGCATTTACGGTTATGAGCCGGAAAGACCTGCTACCGGACGCTGGTCCGGTGTTCGATCTCCGCCAGGCGCTTTACCGCGCCGGGCGCGACTACAGGGGAGGCTTGACCTCCCTGGCCCACGACATGGTCCTGCCCTACGAGGATCTCCAGAAGAAACTCAAGCTCGACGAGGAACGCCGGTGGCTGAACCCCGACGAGCTGGAGGACATCATTCGCCTGACACGGGACCCGCGCTTGCTGGACTCCCTTGTGCGGCCTGCCGGGGCGGTCTGGTACGCGCCGGAGGCAGTCGAGGCGACCGGATCGGCGCTGAAGGCCGTGGGCGAGCTGCTGCAGCGAGAGGGCGAGTTCGTCGCCAGCCTGCAGAAGGGTGCCGACGACAACAAGTGGGAGCCCCACGAGGTCAGCGACCTGGAGTACCACGGTGCAAACGTGATCCGTGCGGTGCTGGGCATCATGGCCGGCGCGCGCCAGTCCATGGAGAAACTGTTGGAGGGCCGGGCAAATGGCTGATGTCCTCGAGCAAGCCGCGGAAGCGGAAGAGAACCGCCGCCAGGGCCTGCTGGCCCGCCGGCAACGCCCAGCGCCGGCATACAGCATCAGCGCGACCCACTGCGAAAAGTGTGGTGAGGCGATTCCACCGGCGCGGCGCTTGGCGGTGCCCGGATGCGAGTGCTGCGATGAGTGTCAAAGCCTACTGGAGAGGGTCAATGCTTAAGATCGCCGGCTTGATTCTCCAAGATCGTTCTCAATTCCTGGAGGTAGTAGTCCATGTTGGGCAAGTGCTCTTCAGTAAGGGATCTGTATGCCCTACCAAATGCTTCATGCCGCTGGGGCCAGCATTCGACCGCAGCCGCAATGCACTCACTTGCAAGAGTGAACGAGTCACTCAAGCTGAGTGCGAAGCTAAGTGTCTCGGTGCCAGGGAGTTCAAGGTAGGGAAATGCAGAGAAGGTTCTTGTAAGAGCATCGAACGAAGACCGCTGGTAGCCAGAAACCGTGTAGAACGCGACGAGCTCAGGCTGCTCCGATCCCAGATGACTGTCGCTTGTTCGCACCAGTTCACCAGCGTGCTCGCCGAGCGCGATGAAGGTTTTGAGGCGTTGAGTTTCGTTTCTTCGGTGCTCAGTGGTGGCCAGAGTTCTCTGGGCTCGGTTTTGGTAAGAAGCGACGCAGATTGCGCCAATCAGGGAAATGATCACCCCGATTGCCTGGAACCAACCGGCAGTTCCTGGATGTTGCTCGAACCAGCAGATAAGAGCCTGCACTTCATCACCTCCATGCGGATCAGTGTGAGCGCTATGTTGCCTGCTTCTAGAGTGTTGTGGGAGTGCGGCGCATGACCCAGGCAGGGAACACCACTCCGATTGCCGCCTGGGCGCGGCGCTACATCGAAGTGTTCGGCCTGGCCCTGGTGGACATCGAGCCCGGCGACAAGATCCCGCGGGGGAAGGGCTGGCAGCGCCCGGGTGGGCAGCTCACCGACCCCGCCAAGGCTGAAGCCTTCTGGACTAAGAACCCGAAGCACAACCTGGGGGTCGTGCTCGGGCCAAGCCGCGTCTGTTCGCTGGACGTCGATGACGTGCCTTCTACCCGAAAGGTGTTGTGGGATCTGCTCGGACTCGACCTCGATGCGCTACCGGTCTCCTACCCGACTGTGGTGGGCAACCCGGAGCGCTTCCGCGTGATGTTCCGCCTGCCGGAAGGCGTCGAGCTAAGCCGGCATTCGCTGAGCTGGCCCAACGAGAACGACCCGGATGGCTCCAAGTTCAAGTTGGCCCAGGCTGCGATCCTGGCTGCCAAAGAGAAGGGCGACACGGAGCATCAGGCGAAGATGCAGGCGCTGGCAGATAGCCTGAAGCGCTTCACCGTCTTCGAGCTGCGGGCTGGCTTGGTGCAGGACCTTCTGCCGCCATCCATTCACCCGGGCACCGGCAAGCCCTATACCTGGCGGACGCCTCCGTCGGGAGATGGCTTGCCAGTGCTACCGAATGACCTCCTGAACATCTGGAACAACTGGGACATCTTCAAGCGGGACGCCGAGGCGGCCTGCCCGTGGGCGCCCAAGGCTGCGGCCCCGAAGAAGGCTGCGAAGCCGAAGCCCAAGGCGCCGGCCGGTAGCTCGCGCTCGGTGATCGATGCCTTCAACCAGGCGCACGACGTCGAGTCGCTGCTGGCTGCCCATGGCTACATCAAGCGCGGTGCGAAGTGGCTTTGCCCGCAGAGCAGCACCGGCCTACCGGGCGTGACGATCAGCGATGACGGTCGCGTGTACTCGCACCACGGCTCCGATCCGCTGGCCAACGGGCACCAGAACGATGCCTTCGACGTGTACTGCCTGCTCGAGCACAACGGCAACCAGGGTGATGCGGTGAAGGCGGCGGCGCGCATGCTGGGCATCGAGCGCGAGCCGAAGCGCGAGGAGCCCCCGCCTGAGGGGTTCCCTCGCGTGGCCGTCCAGCAACCCCCTGAGTCCCAGGCGGTGACGGAAGAACCGGAGGACTCTCTTCCCTGCGCCCCTTCTCTTGAGTGCGGCCCGGCTGCTGCCGAGCTGGCCGGCGCTCCCACTCCGGGGGGCGCGGGGGGCTTCCGCATCAGCGAGCAGGAGCTGCTGCAGGACTTCGTCGTCATCTACGGGACGGACACCGCCTGGGACCGTAAGCGGGCGCGGCTGATCAAACTCTCCGCAATCCGGGAGGCTGTAGGGCGCACCCGCTACAAGTGGTGGCAGGAAAGCGAGCACCGGCAGATGGCCCAGGACGTGGTGTTCGATCCGACCGAGCGATGCGATCCGGTGATGCTCAACCTGTACGACGGGTTCAAGGTTACACCCGATCCTCGGGGGGCGGACGGCTGCGTGCTGATCCGCAAGCACCTGGGCCTGCTGTGCAACAACCGCGCTGATGAGTACCTGTTCCTGTTGAAGTGGATCGCCTACCCGCTCCAGTACCCCGGCGCGAAGATGGCCACGGCTGTGGTGATGTTCGGGGCGGAGGGCCCAGGCAAGAGCTTGCTGTGGGAGCAGGTCGTCCGGCGGATCTACGGCGAGTACGGCACGACCATCGGTCAGGCCCAGTTGGAAAGCCAGTTCACCGGCTGGCAGAGCCGCAAGCTGTTCGCTCTGGCCGAGGAGGTTGTCAGCCGCGAGGAGATGAGGCACTACAAGGGCGTGCTGAAGCACCTGGTAACTGGCGAGACGTTGCAAATCAACGAGAAGAACATGCCGGTGCGGGAGGAGGCCAACCACCTCAACTTCGTCTTCCTCTCCAACTCGACGGTGCCTATGGCGCTGGACGATGGTGATCGGCGCTACCTGGTGTTGTACGTCGACCGAGTGCCGGCGGCGGGCTACTTCCAGGCGCTGGTGGGCGAGATCGAGAGTGGCGGCATCGAGTCCTTCTACCACTACCTCATGAACCTGGATCTCACGGGGTTCGGCCCGCACAGCAAGCCCCCGCTAAACGACGAGAAGCAGGCGTTGATCGACGGTAGCCTGGCGGCCCCGCGGTATTTCGTGCGGCGTTGGATGGCCGGTGAGACCGAGTTCCCGGTGACGGGGGCGGTGACACAGGCAGATCTGTGGCAGTCCTTCTGCCGATGGTGCGATGGGGCCAACGAGTTCAAGCGACGAGAGCGGGACTTTCTGCAGGAGGCGGCGCGGGACCTGCTCCGCGAGCGGCCCGACATCCGTTACCCGACTGACCGAGATGACTTCAGGACGGCGCGGATCTTCGTGACACCGGAGTTCGCGGCGCGCAAGGCAGAACTGGGGCGCAATTGGGCGGCCGAGGCGGGGAAGGAATGCCGGAAGTTCGGTACCCACTTCAATCGAAGATCGATCCCTGCCCCGGGAGAGCTGGACTGATGATTCCGACATTCCGACAGTATTCCGACAGCATCCCGACGGGCGCTGCGCCTAGTGTCGCTAGGTTTCCGACATTCCGACAGACTTTTTGAGGTTTTCTCACGTGCGCGTGTACGCGCGCATACACCCGTGAGGCTTTTTAAAATTACCCGTCGGATTGTCGGAATAAGAGTTAAGTAACTGTTTTTATTTGAAAAATAATTCCGACAGTATTCCGACAGTTGTTCCGACGTTCCGACAGTTGAAGGGGAGAAAAGAGAAATGGCGGTGTATGAGTTCAAGAACGGCCAGTTCCAGCACCTGGCAGCGTCGATGGACGACTTCGAGGGCACCTTCAGAGGCTTTGAGGGGGCGGTAAGCGAATTCGCCGCGCAGAAGGGTATGCAGTACCACGACGATGTAGCTGGCGTGTACGACCTGTATCTGCGCAACCCTGAGAAGAGAGTGTTCAGCCGACTGCGTGACTACCGCTGGTGGTTCCGTGTATCCGACGGTGCCTTTATGGTCGACGACGTTCTGGTGCCGGACAGCCTTCCCGATTACCTCGCCTTCATGGGGATGCTCCAGCCGCTGGTTACCCGAGCTGCAGAGCTTGCTCGAGAAGTAGAGGAGAGCACCCGATGATCGGGGAAATCGAAGTGCTGATGCGCCATTGGGGCGAGCAGATGAGCGCCGCCAGTTCGGCCGGTGGGTTGCCCAGCACCATGGGGACCATCATGGAATACGGCGGCTGTGCCCCTCGCGGCGGTGTCTACGGCGCCAAGCTGCTGGTGGCCGGCGCGGGGCCCGACTACGTGGCAGCAGAGGTGGTGGCTGCACTGGGGGCGGTGGAGCGCGGGCAGGGCGGCGTCCAGTTGTGCCGGCTGGCGTTGGTGCGCTACGTGAACCCCCACGGCCTCACCCTGGACGAGCAGGTGCGTGTACTGGAACTGGGTGTCGGTGCCGCAGGCCGGCGGTGTTACTTCCGCCTCGTGCAGCGCCTACATGAGCTGGTGGAGGTCGAGCTGAAGGTGCGCCAGGCGCGGCTGCGGACACAGCGAAAGGAGGCCGGACGCGAGGGCGACAAGATGCGTCGGGCCGCCCATGAGCAGGCCAAACGGGCGCACGCGGCTCGTGGCAACGAGCTATTTCGCGGCGACGGCTCATGACCGTTCGTCGGGCCATAAGGCGCCGATCAGCTCCGTAGGAGTTCCGATCAGCTCCGAAGCGGAAGAACCGAAAACAGGGGGTTTTCGGTTTGTCACTCGAAGGGTAAAAAGTCGCCACGATGTTCGAGGTCTGCGTAGCCGGCCCGAATCAACCGATGCACGTGCTGTGCAGCTCGCCCCGGCGCCTCCCCGGCCCGGGTCACCCCGAAAGCCCCTCCTCGGAGGGGCTTTCCTTTTCAGCTATCTCCTTTTGCAAATCCTTGTATGCCTTGATGCCTATGACGACTAGGACCATCAAAAGGCTGCCGTACATGACGAGGTTGAAGAAGTGCAGAAACAGCATCACCACCTCATGTCGCGTGGCTGGTCCTTGGCCGCCATCAAAGCGGACGAATGCATAGACCGAACTGGTCATGACAGAGATTGGAATGCAAAAGACAAGGACGAGAGATAACCACCCAAATGCTCTTTTGGTCCAGTTAAAGACCTTCCAAAGGAACGCCTTCATGTCGCTTCGGCCTTCTCTGCTCATTTGGAAGACCGATATCAAAAGGGCTCCGATTGAGCAGGCAAGGGTTAAGTACTCCATGCGGTTTTCCTCCATGTATTTCCGGTCATGGTACCTGATGGTTCTATGGAGAAATAACTCGCCCACTAGAGGTGAATGATGACGAGCGAACAGCAGGCGATGGCAGATATGCCTTTGTGGGTCTTGATCCTGGGCGCAGCTGCGGGCGGAATCAGTGGTGAAATGTGGCGAGCGGACAAGGCGGGGCTCGGTGGTTGGGTGCTGCTGAAGCGCCTGGCCCTGCGTTCGGGCGCCTCAATCATCTGTGGTGTGGCAGTGATGTTTCTCATCATCGCTTGCGGCGGGCCGCTGCTGCTCGCCGCCGCCATCGGCAGCCTGACAGCGGCCGCCGGTGCGGAGGTGGCGGTCGGGCTGTATGAGCGTTGGGCGGCGAAGAAGCTCGGCGTGTGCGAGGTGCCTGGCCAGCAGCCCGGCTCGGAATGAAGGGCAGCATCTCGGCTGCGGACCTGGACGATGCTGTTGCCACGCTGGCCGGCCTTGGCGGTGATCTGCCCAACCGGGTGCTCGCCGACGCGATGAACCACACGGCGAATCAGGCCAACCAGGCGCTGCTCTCGGAAATCGATGCGGTCTTCGACCAACCCACGCCGTTCACGCAGAACGCGATTCGCATTCTGAACGCCACGCCGAGCCGCCTTGAGGCATCGCTGTGGGTCAAGGACGAGAAGAGCAACAACTCGAAGGGACAGGCACCGGAAGATTGGGTCGCCCCCCAGGTGTTTGGCGGCCCCCGCGTCGACAAGGCGTCGGAGCGCAACCTGCGCGCCAAGGGTATCCTGCCTGCAGGTCTGTTCATCGTGCCGGCTGAAGGCGCCAGGCTGGACCAGTACGGCAACATGAGCCGGGGCCAGATGATCCAGATTCTGTCCGGGCTCGGGGCGCTTGAGTCCCGGGCAGGTTTCAAGGGCAACGCCACGCAGAGCGCCAGGTCGCTGGCCAAGGGGCATCAGCAGGCGTACTTCGTGATGCGACGCGGCAAGGTGCCCATCGGCATCGGCGAGCGGCGTGACAAGACCTTGGTCATGGTCCTCGCCTTCGTCCGCCAGCCGCAGTACCGCGAGCGCTTCAAGTTCTTCGACGTGGTGCGCCGCATTGCCGAGGATGATGCCCGGCTCGAAGCCAACATCGAGCAAGCCCTTGCCAAAGCCAGGCTTGGCGATACGCCCAGCAGCTTCAGGCGGGGCGGTCGCTGACCTGGCCGAAAATCTTATTCGGGGGTGTGTGACGTGCCACAGAAACAGCTGGAAGGCTGTCGCGTGGGATGTGGCGTGCTACAGAAACCTATCCGGGGGCCCCTGGTGAGCCCGACCCAGCAAGGGTAATTCGAACCTCGTTTTCGCGTTAGTGGCTGGGCCTGGAAGTTAGTTAACAGGGGTTAATCGGGTTAACCCTCGGGGTTCATTGCGGTTAACAGGTGTCCTTCATGACGATCATGACCAAGGCTGAATACGCAGACAGCCGTGGCTGGTCGCGCCCCTACGTTTCCAAGCTGGTGAAGCAAGGCAAGCTGGTGGTCACTGTAGACGGCAAGGTCGACGTCGAGGCGAGCGACCAGCTGCTAGCCGTCAGCGCCGACCCCAGCAAGGCCGGTGTCACCGAGCGGCACCATAAGGATCGGGTTGAGAAGGGGGTGTATGCGCACCTCGTACCGACTGCAGCGCCAAGTCCGCCTCTTGCTTCTGCTGCCGCTGCACCAGGTGCCGGCCCGGACTACCAGAAGGCCCGTGCCCGCCGTGAATACGCTCTGGCCCTGCTGGCCGAGGACGAGCACCGGAAGAGTCGTGGTGAGCTGGTAGAACGGGATCGAGTGGATTCCGCAGCCTTCACTGCTGCGCGCGCCCTGCGCGATCTGCTGATGGGTGTGCCGCCCAAGTTGGCGGGCGAACTGGTGACCTTGACCGACGTGTGGGAGATCGAGCGGCGCCTGACCGAGGCGCTGCGTCGGGCCCTGGAAGATGCCGACCGGCTGCTGCAGCTCAATGCCGAGGTGGAGCAGGCCGGCAAGGAGCCGTATTGAGCCATGGAACAACCCTATGTCGACGGGGCCGCCGTGTACCTGGCGGCATATCGCCGAGGCCTGAAGCCTGATCCCGAGCTGTGGATCGATGAGTGGGCCGACGCCTACCAGATGATTCCGGCTGATACCGGCGCCGCTGAGCCTGGCAAATACCACACTGATCGCACCCCCTACGCCCGCGAGCCGCAGCGCTGCCTATCTCCGGTTCACCCTGCTCGCCGGGTGGTCACCATGATCGCCTCGCAGCTGATGAAGACCCAGGTGGCGCTCAACTGGATCGGCGGCTGCATCCACATGGCACCGGCCAACATCCTGGCTCTGCTGCCTAGCGAGAAGTTGAGCAAGCGTGTCTCCGGCCGGATCGACAAGACGATCAAGGCCGTGCCGGTACTGACCGAGCGGGTAGCGAAGTCCCGCTCGCGCGATGCTCGGAACACCATCGACACCAAGGAGTTCGAGGGCGGCGCCTTGTACTGCGCCACGGCCGGCTCGGCCTCAAACCTCGCGGAGCTGTCGGCCCGCTATGTGTACGGCGACGAAATCGATCGCTGGGAGCAGGACGTCGACAGCGAGGGCGACCCGGTGAAGCTGGCAGAGGCCCGCGGCTCGACCTTTGGCCGCCGGGCGAAGTTCTACTACTCCAGCTCGCCGACGGTGAAAGGGGTGTCGCGGATTGCCGACTTGTTCGAGCAGGGCGACCAGCGTCATTACTACGTACCCTGCCCACACTGCGGCACGATGCAGGTCCTGGAATGGGAAGGGCTCAAGTACACCGAGGACTACAGGTTGGTCCAGTACCAGTGCTGCACCCCGGGGTGCGCGCTGATCGAGGAGCACCACAAGGGCGACATGCTGGCGGCGGGGGAGTGGCGAGCGCATGCGAAGGGCGACGGCGAAACCGTCAGCTTCACGCTTAACGCGCTCTACGCTCCGCCGGGCTGGTTGAGCTGGACGGACATGGCCAAGGAGTACGACGAGGCCAAGAAGCTGCAGGAGAAGGGCGATCCCGGCTCCATGCAGGTGTTCTACAACACCCGCCTGGCCAAGGTGTGGGACAGCGCCGAGGAGATGACCAAGGCGGCCGAACTGCGCAAACGCGCCGAGGCCGAGGGGCACCGCCTGGGCCTGGTGCCGGCCGGCGCACTGATCCTCACTGCTGCGGTGGACACCCAGCACAACCGGCTGGAACTGCTGGTGCTGGGCTGGGGCGAGGGCATGGAGCGCTGGACGGTCGACTTCCAGGTGATCCCTGGCGACCCGGCAGATGAGCGCACCTGGGCGCTGCTCGACGAGAAGTTGAAGGCGCGCTATCGCCACGTCAGTGGCGTTGATCTGTCGATTTGCGCCGTGTGCATCGACTCCGGCGGTCACCACACCGACGAGGTCTACCAGTTCACCCGCGTGCGCCGCTGGCGGAACGTGCTGGCGGTGAAGGGGGCGAGCAAGCGTGGGCGTCCCGTCCTGGCACAGCGTCCGTCGAAGGTTGATGTCACTTGGAAGGGGAATACCGAGAAGCAGGGCGCCGAGCTGTGGATGGTCGGTACCGACACGGCCAAGGACTGGATCTACAACCGCTACCAGTTCGAGGCAGGCCCAGGCGCGTTGCACTTCTCGGCGGATCTGCCGGAGGAGTTCTTTGACCAGTGCGTGGCCGAGCGCAAGGTGGTCCGGTACGTGAAGGGCTTCAAGCGCATCGACTGGGTCAAGGCCAAGTCGGAGCGAAACGAAGCTCTCGACCTCCTGGTGTACAACCTGGCTGCCGCCCAGTTCCTTGGCTTGCATCGCTACCACGAACCGCAGTGGAGCAGCCTGCGCGCCGCAGTCGGACAAGGCAGCCTGTTCGCCGAAAAGGTGCCGACAGCGCCGAGTGCTGTTGATGAGGCGGCCCCCGACGCGCCAGAGGAGCCTGCTCGGCCACAGCCCTCGGCGGCAAGGCCCGCTTCACCGCAACCCCAGTCAACTGGCCGCCGGACCTCGCGCAGCGGGTATCTGAGCCGCCGATAGAGCGAGGTCACCATGAGCACTGCACAGCAGCGCCTGGACGAGGTCCGGGCGGCGATTCGCGACATCCTCAATAAGGGGCAGTCGGTGCGCAAAGGAGACCGCCAGGTCGACCGGGCGCAGTTGGCCAGCCTCCGCGTGTTGGAAGAGCAATACGCCGAGCAGGCCGCCTACGAGGCCGCGGCAACCAGTAAACGGCCGCGGCAGGTGCGGCTCTACAGCAGAGGTAAGGGCATCTGATGGCCACCCGATACCGAATTACCTCGAAGCGGATCCGCAACAGCTACGAAGGCGCCGGCACGGGCCGTCGTGCCGCTGGTTGGGATGCCCCGGAAGCGGCGCTTAATGCGGTTGCCATCCCGGCGCTTCCCACCCTGCGCAAGCGCTCGCGGGCAGCGGTCAGGAATGACCCTTATGCCTTCAGCGCGATCAGCAAGCGGGTGAGCAACCTGATCGGCACCGGTATCACCCCGCGGTCCAGGCTGGAGGACGCTGATCTGCGTGCAACCGTCAACCTGCTGTGGGAGGACTGGGTGGACGAAGCCGACGCCGATGGGCTCACCGACTTCTATGGCCTGCAGGCCATGATCGCGCGCATGGTCGAAGAGTCGGGCGAATGCTTTGTCCGGCTGCGCAACCGGCGCCTGGATGATGGGCTGGCAGTGCCGCTCCAGTTGCAGGTGCTGCCGCCTGACTTCGTGCCCGTCGATCGCAACTTCACGACCCGCAGTGGCAACGTGGTACGCGCCGGGATCGAGTTCAACGGCATCGGCAAGCGAGTGGCGTACTGGATGTGGCAGAACCATCCGGGCGATCCCATCGCCCCGCGGCGCGGCTACAACCAGTTGAACCGCATCCCCGCGGAGCAGGTGCTGCATATTTTCGAGCCGCTGGAGGGCGGCCAGCTGCGTGGCGTGCCACGCCTGGCGCCGGTCCTGCTGCGACTCAAGTCGTTGGACAACTACGACGATGCGGTGCTGTTCCGGCAGGAGGTGTCCAACCTGTTCGCCGGTTTCATCACCCGGCCGGCTCGCGCGGACGGGCCGCCGGTGTTCGACCCGGTGACCGGCCTGCTGCCGACGCAAGATCGGGATGGCGCGCCGATGGTGGGGCTGGAGCCCGGCACCATGCAGGAGCTGCTCGATGGGGAGGAGGTCGTGTTTTCCGACCCGCCGGATGCCGGCAACACCTACGTCGACTTCATGCGACAGCAGCTGATGGCAGCAGCGGTCGGTGTCGACCTGCCCTACGAACTGCTCACCGGCGACATGGGCGACATCAGTGACCGAACGCTCCGGGTGCTGCTCAACGAGTTCCGGCGCCGCATCGAGCAGGCGCAGTTTGGCGTGTACGTGTTCCAACTATGTCGGCCAGTTCGCAATGCCTGGTTCGACACGGCCGTGCTCAGCGGTGTGCTGACGCTGCCGGACTACTCGACTCGGCGCCGCGAGTACCTGCGGACACGGTGGATCCCGCAAGGGTGGGCCTACATCCACCCGGTCCAGGACGTCCAAGGCAAGCTGCTGGAGATCGCCGGCGGCCTGGCCAGTCGGAGCGAGCATGTTCTGCGCACGGGATACGACGCCGAGCAGATCGATCAGGAAAACGCCGACGACAACGCCCGCGCCGAGCGCCTGGGCCTTCACTACACCACCGACACCGGGAACCCGGCGGAAGACAAAGGGGACACTCAACCATGATGAAGTTTCACCACCTGGCCCTTGCGGTCTCGCTGGGCATGCTCGGCGTTTGCACGTCGGCTCAGCCGATCATCCTCAACAAGGCATCGGCCAGCCCGGAGCTGCAGGCTGAACACTGGTACAGCGTCAAGGCGCTGGGCGAGGAAAGCGGCGCGCCGAAGACGATCGAGGTCTACATCTACGGCGAGATCGGATTTTGGGGCATCACCTCGGCCAACTTCATCGAGGACCTGAAGGCCGTCGACGATGGCGTGTCGCCGGTGCTGGTCCATTTCGACACCATTGGCGGCGACCTCTTCGACGGCATCGCCATTCACAACACCCTGCGCGCATTGGGCGAGCGCTGCACGGCACGTATCGATGGTGCCTGCTTTAGCGCGGGAAGCGTAGCGGCCTGCGGCGCGCACCGCGTCGAGATGGCGAACAACGCGCTGTTCATGATTCACAACCCCTGGACCCTCGCGGCCGGTGACGCCGAGGACCTACGCAAGCTGGCCGACATGATGGACAAGGCGGCCGAGGGCATCGTGGCCAGCTACCAGCATCGGCCGCTCACCATTGACGACGCCACGCTGCGCCAGTTGATCAGCGACGAGACCTGGATGACGGCAGCCGAGGCCAAGACCTATGGCTTCGTCGACGAGATCCTCGGGGCTGGGGAGCCCGTGGCGATGAACGCCAGTCTGGGCAAGGTGCTGAACCGCTACCGCAACACTCCCGCAGCGGCTCGTGCCTTGCTGGAAAACCAGGGGCCTGCGCCGGCGGATCCTCCGGCCAACGATCCGCCGGCGGACCCGCCGCTGAGCGCAGAAGCGGCCGAACTCGCCGCCGAGCTGACCGCCGAGTGCGCCAAGGCCGGCCTGGCGGACTGTGCGTCGCACCTGATCAAAGCCTCCGGCCTGAAGAGTCGCGAGGCGGTACATGCCCAACTGGACCGCGCGAAAGCGGTAAAGGCCGTGTGCCTGGTGGCCAATCTGCCGGAAGAGGCCCAGGCGCTGATCGAGTCCGGTGTGGATGCCGACGGCGCCCGCCTGAAGCTGTACGACAAGATCGTCGCCCGCAGCAGCCAGGTGGAAATCCACAACAAGACCCCGCTGGACGACGACCCGATGTCGTCGACCGGCGATTCCCTGAACCCTGGTGACATCTACGCCAGGCGTCGTACCAACGCCTCGAAAGGAGCGCATCAATGACCATCAAGACCGAAGGTATCCACCCCGGCGAGTTCCTCCTTTCGGAGGCCAACGGCACTCGCAGTCGTGAGGTGGTGGTGATCACTGCCGGCTCCGGCCTGCTGCGGGCCGGTACGCTGATCTCGCAGCTGACCGCTGCCAACGCACTTACCCCGACCGCCAAGGCGGGCAACACCGGCAACGGCACCATCGGCTCGGTCGTAGTGACCAGCGCGGCCGCCAGTGGCCCACACGTGCTGACCATCGTCGAGGCCGCGGCAAACGGCGGCGTGTTCGAGGTCTACGACCCGTCCGGCCAGTTCGTTGGCGAGGGCCATGTCGGCCAAGCCTTCATCGGTGGCGGCCTCACCTTCACCCTCGGCGATGGCTCCACCGACTTCGTGGTGGGTGACGGTTTCACGCTCGCGGTGAAGGCCAGCCTGGGCGAGTGGACCGCCTATGACGATGACGGCACCGACGACGGCCGTCGCACTGCCGACGGCATCCTGTATGCATCCGTGGATGCGTCGGTGGTCGACGTGGAGGCTACCGCTGTGCTGCGCGATGCCGAAGTGATCGAGCGCCTGCTGACTGGCCTGGATGTCAACGGCGCGGCCGACCTGGCCGGCCTGGGCATCGTTATCCGCCCCTGATCCTCAACCCGTACTGCACCTTCACCATGAACCCCGCTCCGGCGGGGTTCGCCATTTCTAGGAGCCCTACATGGCTGAAATCACTATCTTCGAGGACGAGGCGTTCAACGTCGCCAACCTGATCCTCACCCTGAACGATGACCACGTTGTCCCTGGCCAGATCGCCGCGTCTGGTCTGTTCACCGAGCAGGGCAGTACCACCATCGTCCAGCAGATCGAGAAGTCCGGCACCACTCTGCAGCTGGTACCGTCCGCGCCGCGCGGGTCGGGTGGTCAGGCGGTTATCGCGGATAAGCGCAAGCTGATCCCGTTCAACACTGTGCACCTGCCGCAGCCGTTCACCATCCTCGCCGACGAGATCCAGGGCATCCGTGCTTTCGGCTCGCGTACCGAGCTGATGGGCGTGCAGGACGTGGTCAACGCGCGCTTGGACAAGGCGCGTCGACAGCTCGACACCACCCACGAGTACCAGCGTATCGGTGCAATCAAGGGGCAGGTCATCGACGCCGACGGTGAAACCGTGCTGGTGGACATCTACCAGTCGTTCGGCATCAAACGTCCCAAGGCCTTCTCGATGGGGCTGGATAATGCGGCTACCGATGTCAGCGCGATGTGCGTCGAGGTTCTGGACGCTCAGGAAGACGAGCTCTACGGCCTGTCCAGCACCGGTGCCCGCGCTTACTGCGGCCGGAACTTCTGGAAGAAGTTCATCAGCCACGACAAGGTGCGTGAGTCCTACCTGGCCAGCGAAGCCGCTGCCACCCTGCGCGGCGATCGCCGTAAGCCCTTCGAGTTCGGCGGCATTACCTGGGAGCGCTACCGCGGCAAGGTGGGTGGCGTGCCGTTCGTGGGCGACGACACCGCCTACGTCGTCGCCGAGGGTGTCGAAGGGTTGTACATCTCGGTGTTCGCGCCGGCCGACTGGATGGAGACCGTGAACACTCTGGGCCTGCCGTACTACGGCAAGCTGGAGGTCATGCGCATGGGCCGTGGTGTCGAGGGGGAGGCTCAGTCCAACCCCCTGCACCTGTGCACCCGGCCGCTGGCCACCCGCGAGCTCACCATTTGACCATGGCCGGCTTCACCGACCTGGTCGACGACATGGACGAAACCATCGCCGATACGCTCGGCGATGGTCAGGTGTCTTATCGCGATCGCAATGGTGTTGAGCTGGTGGGCGCGCTCGCCGTCATCGTTGAGAAGGGCGTCGAGCGAATCGACGCTCCCGCGCTGGATCGGGTGCAGACCATGGAGGTACGTCGGCGACTCCTGCCGCGGCTCGATCGCAAGGGCTCGTTCCTCGATGTGGACGGCAACACCTGGGCCATCGACGGCATCCACGCCGACGATGGGGACTGGATCACCTTCTACGTGGTGCCCGCATGAGCAGCGTGATCGATGTTCAGGCCGCGATCATGGTCCAGCTGTTGGGCCTGCTCGCTGGGGTTCCGTTGTTCGGTGGCCAGGTCATGGAAGACTCGGTGGCCGGGATCCTCGATGCAGAGGATGACGACCTTCCCAACCAGCTGATCGTCCTGCAGGAGGGCGACACCGTCGAGCGAGAGCGGGTTCCGGCTGGTGTGAAAGAGGAGTGGACGGTCAACGTCGTGGCCTTGGGGCGCGGCACAGACTCTGCCGCTGCTCTGCGCGCTGGGCGCTTGGCGATCAAACAGGCGCTGAAGGGGCTGAAGGCGGGCATCCAGGTGGACGGCCTGGTGGCGGTCAGTTTCCCGGCATCCACTGTGCGCCTGCCGGAACCTGGCCGGCGTTGGGGTTACCGCGTCATCCCCATCACCTTCACCTACAGCCAGAAACTCTGAGTCCACCAGACCGCCTCCGGGCGGCCTTCTCATTTCAGGAGGGCGCCATGCCCGAGATCAAGGTCACCAAGGCCTTCAATTTCCGCGTCGGCAGCGAGGTGTTGCACTTCGCTAAGTCCGATAAGCCCGTGCCGGCACCCGCCGACGTGGCGCAGCACGCCGTGGAAAAAGGCTTCGCCGAGCCGCCGAAAGACGAGCCGGCAAAGGCCGCCAAGCCTGCTGCGGATAACCCTGCTGACGAGCTTGCCGGCAAGTAAGCCGCGTGCAGCCAATCACTCCCATTTCAGGAGATCACCATGCTCCAACCCGTAGATCGTTCCTTCATCGGCGAGGGCCAGGCGTTCGGCCGGCTCTATGGCTCCCAGGACCCGCTGCTGCCATTCGGTAACAGCGATGCCTTCTCGCTCAGCTATGCCTCCGACCGCAAGGCGCTGGCCAACTTCATGGGCGGCGGCGGTAACCGCAACGTGCGGACCCGCGCTACCGATGTCACCGGTTCCATCGGCCTCTACGACATCACACCGGAAAACGTGGCGACCATCACCCGCGGCGGCATCATCGTGGCGCCGACCACCGCGATCACCGACGAACTGCATACTTCCGCCGGTGTGGCTTTCGAGCTGATCCCGTTCAAGTACCTGCCGGACTTGTCGAAGACGGTCACCGTCAAAACGGCCGCCGCTACGGCTCTCGTCGCTGGCGAGGATTACCTGCTGACGCCCCATGGCATCCAGGTGCTGGCCAACAGCAACATCGACGCGACCGGCGTGAAGATCAGCTACACCCCGCGCAAGAGTTCGGCGGTGCAGATGCTCAACAGCTCGGAGAAAGAGTTCGAGCTGTTCATCGCTGGCCTGAACGATGCGCAGTCGGGCGAGCCCTACGCGCTGCGCATCCGTCGCGCCAAGTTCGGCCTGCTGCAGGAACTGCCGATCCTTGGCCAGGACTACCTGAAGCTGACTGGCCCCATCGAGCTGCTCGCCGACTCGACCGTCGTCGCCGACGACATTTCCAAGTTCTGCCAGATGGACCTCGCGGCTTAAGCCGGGATGGCCATGGATGGCCTTTTGCCGTGGTGCTGGGGTAGATTTCCTGTCATTTCCAGGGGAGGGAACCTATGAAATGCCCAAGTTGTGATCATGAGGCTCCACAGGCAGATTTCGGCAGCCCTTTGCGTTGCCCTGACTGCGGTGCGTTTTACGAGAAAGCGCTGGAGCTCAAGCTTCGTCGCGAAGTCGAGGCCAAAGCGGCACCGCGGCCAGCTCCGGCACCTCAGCCAGAACCTATACCGAGTGGATCTTGGGCATGCGTCGGCTGCGGTAAGCCAGTGAACAAGCGAATGCTCCGAGGGTGCCCCAACTGTGGCACGCCAACCAAGAAGAAAACTCCGGTATGGCCGTTCATTCTCGTTGGGGTGGTGGTAGTGGTCTGGGCTATTGCCAGTCAGCCCAAGTTGCCACGATCTGCGCCCACGAGAGTTGCATCGGCTGATGTTCCGACGGCACCCGCTCCAGTGTTGCCTGAGTCAAGTCCTCGACAACAGCTTGCCCAGGCCAAGTCCAGCACCGTCTTAGTGAAGTTCACCGGTCGCAAGAAAGCGGGCGGCAGCCTGCTGGAGGCCGATTTCACCATCCGCAATGATGGGCCGGTGGCGGTGAAGGACATCGAGATCAAGTGCACCCATTTCGGGCCCAGCAAGACGGAGATCGACAGCAACACCCGAACGATCTACGAGATTATCAATCCGAGCCAGACCCGCACATTCAGGAACTTCGATATGGGGTTCATCCATTCCCAGGCGGTCAGCAGCAGTTGTGAAATCACTGATCTGAAAATCTGAGTCGCCGCAATCCATGAAACCCGCCCTTCGGCGGGTTTTTTTATGCCCGAGGATTTCTATGGCCAACCCTATCCAGCGCCTGATCCAGTTCGTTCTGCGCGGTAAGGACGAGATGTCGCCCGCGGCTCAGCAGTCCACCGAGGCCCTGGAAGCGCTACGCGCTAAGACCAACCAGCTCAACCACGCCATGGACGATGCCAAGGGCGCCCGCGGCCTGGTCACCAGTCTGACCAATACCCAGCGCGCGGTCGGGCTCACCGAGACTTCGCTTGGGCGCGCCGAGGCGACCATCAAGGACTTGCGGGACGCGCTCGATAAGAGCCCAGCCAGTAAGGGTCTAGAGACCTCGCTGAAGGCCGCAGAGAAGGATGCAGCTACCCTCCGGCGCACCCTCGATACTCTCAACGCCAAGCTGTCAGAGCAGGAGCAGGCCGCCAAGGCTGCTGGCGTTGACACCAACAAGCTGGCCGACGAAGAGAAACGGCTGGCTGCGGAGATCACCCGGACCAAGGGCCAGATCGGCGACAACGCCAAGGCTCTGCGTGATCTCGAGCGCGATCAGGCACGGGCCGCGCGTCAGGCTGCCGAGCACACCTCGCGGGTCGGTGCCGTAGGCGAGGCAATGTCGCGCGGCGTAAGTCGTGTTGTTGGCTATGCCGCGGCGTTCATGGGTGTTGAGGCGGTGTTGGGCCTGGTCGGCAAGGGGCTGCGCACAGTTGCCGACGCCATCGGCTCGATGCTCAAGACCGGTGACGAGTTCGAAGGCCTGCAGACACGGCTGACCTCCTTGATGGGCTCGGTGCAGGCAGGTGAACAGGCTACCGAGTGGATCACCAAGTTTGCCAAGGACACGCCGCTGCAGCTGAGCGAGGTGACTGACGCTTTCGCGCTGCTCAAGGCTTACGGCCTCGATCCCATGAACGGGACCTTGCAGTCGGTTGAGGACCAGTCAGAGAAGCTCGGCGGCGGCATGGAGCGCTTGGAGGGGATCGCCTCCGCAGTCGGCCAGGCCTGGGCCAAACAGAAGCTGGAGACCGAAGAGATTCTGCAGCTGGTTGAGCGTGGCGTGCCCGCCTGGGACATGCTGGCCAAGGTCACCGGGCGAAACGCCGGTGAGCTGATGACGCTCGCCAGCAATGGTCGGCTGGGACGTGATGCCATCAAGGCGCTGATCGCGGAAATGGGGCGCAGCTCGGCGGGCGCCGCCGCGGCGAACATGAGCCGCCTCACTGGGTTGGTCAGTAACCTGCAGGACACGGCGACCAACTTCCTCAACCGCATCGCCAAGGCCGGCGCGCTCGACTACGTGAAGGGCCGCCTGGAGGCGCTGGCTGACACCATCGAGAAGATGGACGAGGACGGCCGACTCGACGCTCTGGCGGAAAGCCTGTCCAGTGCCTTTGTGCAGGGTGCAGAGAAGATTGAGGAGTTCGGGCGCCGGTTGCTGACGGTCGATTTCAACAAGCTCGTCGACGAGAGCAGTGCCTGGCTCAAGGACTTCGGCGAGAAGATCGATACCGTCGCTACCTGGACCACCCGAATTATCGCCCCTTTCCGGGTAGCGGAAAACGTGGTCTCCGGCACGATGAAGGCCGCGCTGATGATGTTCAGCGGCTTAGTGTCCGGGTCCTTGGCTCTGATGGCCATTGTGGCCAGGGCGGTGCCAGAGATGTTCGGCGGCGACAAGCTTGTCGCAGGGCTGGAATCCGCCCGGGACGCCGCTTTCTCAATAGCTGGCGACATGGCCAGGGGCATTGCCCAGGATGCCAGGGATATTGGCGATACCTGGAACTCGGTCACCGGTCAGGTGCAGCGGAACGTCGATGCCCAAGCGCAGTCCGTCCAGCAGAGCGTCTCTAAGGCGAAGCGCGCCATCCAGAGCACATCGGATGATGTGCTCAAGCACTTCCAGAGCACGATCACCGGCTTCGAAAACGCCATGGCGGCGGTGAACTTCTCCGACACCGCCAAGCAGTTGGACACGGTCAAGAAGGCTGTCGACGAGGCTTTCACAGCTGGTCGGCTGACCCTGGGGGAGTACACCGAAGCGCTAAATGCGGTAATCACCCGTCAGGGTTTCCTTCAGGGGTCGAGCAAGAAAGCCGCATCGGCGACAGATGAACAGGCCCGTGCAGTCGGGCAGCTCAAGCAGAAACAGGCAGATCTGTTCGAACAGTACCTCCAGCACAAGATCACCCTGCAGGAGTACGAGAAGCAGCATAACGCCGTCGCCGAGCAGTTGCGCAACACTGGCAAGGCGGCTGAGGAAGCGAAGGTTTCTGTCGCCAGCTTCCAGGAGGCCGAGGCCGCGATCAATGTGATCGATAGCGTCGACTCCCTGAAGAAACTGCAGAAGGCCCTGTACAGCGCCTATCACGACGGACGCATCAGCCTGGAGGAGTATGAGAAGGCGCACAACGATGCCGCGTTGAAGATCCGCAAGCTGGAGCAGGCCGCTGGTCAAGCCGCGCCCAAGGTCGCCGGCCTAGGGGCATCGCTGGCGACCCTGGCGGACGTCCAGGATGCCATTGCCAACGCCAAGACGGATGTGGACATCTCCAACATTCGCGCTGCGTTGCAGAAGCTCTACCAGACCGGGGCTATCGGTGCCACTGATTACAACCGGGAGATCGAGAAGACCAACCAGCGGCAGCAGGAGCTGAAGGCTGGTACCGATCAACTGTCGTCCTCAACGGACAGAAACGCCGAGAGCACCAAGGGGCTGACCAAGTCGCAGCAGATGATGAACGAGGCCATGGAGGATGGCATCGTCACCACTGAGGAGCTGCGGCGGATCTCCGGCCAGAAGATGGAGGACGACCGAAAGGGCGCCCAGGCAACCAAGGACAACGTTGCCGAAGCCAAGGCCGACATGTCGAGCTTCGCTAGCTTCTATGCAGGCGTGATCAGTGGCGCGCGGTCGCCCTTGGCGGAACTTAGCAAAGAGGCTCTGGCTGCTTTCGACCAGTTGAGGAATATCTCCAGCGCCGACATCAAGATCGACACGACCTCGCTGGAGAGCACCACCAAGTCGCTGGAACAGATGCGCGAGGAGCTGGGAAAGCTTGAGGGTGCTGCCTCGCTGCCAGGGATCTCTGGGCTGGGCAAGTGGGCGCTGTCGATGAAGGCGGACAGCGACCGGGTGGCGGTGTCCTTCCTCGAGCAGAAACAGCAGCTACTTGGCCTGCTCGATGGCTATGACAAGGGGGCGATCAGCGCCAACGCGTTCGTGGAGCAGGCCAAGGCGGCACGCAACGGCATGAACCTGCTGAACGACTCCGACCTGCGGCAACTGGAGAGCACCATCGAGTCGGCCAAGCAGCGCATGCAGCAACTTGGCGAGGGCTCAAAGCAGACGCTGGCCAGCCTGCAGGAGGAGCTGGCCGGGCTGCGTGGCGAGCAGGAAGCGGTCGACCGCAGCAAGTTCGCCAGCCGCAAGGCTGACCTGCAGAAGCAACTGGCCGACGCCCAGGCGGGCGGTGACCTGAATGCCGTGCAGAACCTCATGGCGGCCATGGGCACGCTGCGGCAGATCGAGGAAGAGACCAACAACCGTCGGCAACTGGCTGAGCAGCAGAAACGCGTCGAGGCGCAGGCCGCGGCCCAGGCCCCCGCGCCTGCGGCAGCAGCCAGTCAACCATCGACCGCCTGGCCGGCAGCGACGCAGGTGATCCGCCTGGAGACGCCGAAGGGCGCGGTGGATGTGGCGGTACAGAGTCCAGAGGACGGCACTGCGTTGCTGGATACCCTTCAACTGGCAGGACTGAGGACTAGCCGATGATGCTCGATTCGGTAGAACTGGATGACCAGTTCGAGTGGGTGGACGAGTTCACTTGGGATGCTGTGGCGCAGGAGCAGGAGCGTTCGGTGGCCGGCGTTCTGCTGGTGCAGGAGGGGATCAAGCTGCACGGTCGCCCGATCACCCTGCAGTCGAACGGCGGCGTGTGGACGCCGTTGTCGGTCGTTCGCCAGCTTGAGGTGCTGCGTGACCAGCGCCTGCGCGTGATGCCGCTCACGCTGCCGGATGGTCGTTCCTTCTCGGTGATTTTCAATCGAGCGGATGGGGCGCCGCTGGAGGCGACCCAGCTCTTCCGCACGGTCAATCCGGGGCCGGATGAGCCCTATGAGGTGACCCTCCGATTGATCACGGTAGCGCCGCCACCGGCCAACCCATAACCCAACACCCCGCTCCGGCGGGGTTTTTCTTTTCTGGCTGGAGTGATCCATGACCATCAGCGTCAACGACATCAAGTTGCTCAAGTCTCAGCGTCTGACCGACGAGGACGACGGCGGCGGCCGCGCGACAGGCCAGGCCGTGGTCGACAGCGAGGTGAACAACCTTTTCCCCGACATCTCGCGCCTGGACCGCACCACCGGCCGGATCAACCTGCGGAAAGTGTTCGCCGGGGTCGTTTCGACCAACTCCGACGCCTATCTCGGTGGCCACGCCATCCTGACCAAGGCGCCGGCCGATCCGCGCGTCTCGGTGCTGCTGTTCAACACCGGCAGCCAGACCGATGAGCGCAAGGACGCGCGCAACGCCATCGAGTCCTTCGTGGTGCCTGCGGTCGCCGCGCCCTTCGAGCTGCTGGGCAACCAGCTGCAGGGGCAGCGCGCCATCGCCGGCATCCAGCGTGAGGAACAGCGCCTGCCGGAGATCGGTGAGGTGTACCAACTGGTCAACGGTTCGCTCTCGCAGTACGTGCGTATCACCGGGGTGGAGGCCCGCCTGGAGTCGTTCACCTACGACTATGGCAACGGCAACTTCGTGAACTTCACCCGCCGCCGGCTGGACCTGTCGATCAGCTCGCCGTTGCTGAACGCCTTCGCGGGCGGCACGCCGACCCCGGCGGGCACCGTCATGACGGGCACCTCCGCGGCGACCAAGAGCCAGGTGCTGACCACCCAGGTGGCCGACGCTGCACACTACTACGGCATCAGCCCGCTGGCTGAGGCTGTCACCCAGGGCGTGCTGAGCCTCAAGGTCAAGTCGGTGTATTCCCAGTTGGTGCCGAGCACCACCCGGGAAAACGCACTGATCGACCAGCTGGCCGGCTACCAGCGCCGCCTGGTGCTGGCCACCGGCCCGGCACGCAGCGTGAACCTCACCGTGGCGATGGTCAGCGGCGGCCAGTCGCGCACCTTCCTCGGTACTGCATGCGCGCCGGGTACGCTGTCGCTCACGGTGAACAGCGGCGTGTTCGCCGACGACAGTGCCGGCAAGCTGCGCTTCATCAGCGGCAGCAACTGGATCACCGCGGGGACCATCGACTACGAGACCGGCGAGATCAACCTGACGCGCACCGGCGCAGGTTTTACCGGCAGCGCGACCGCCAGCTATCAGCCGGGCGCCGCGGCCACGGGCGAAGCAGTGACGGGTGAGATCCCTATCGACCTGTCAAATCGTGGCTATGTGTACACCCTGAGCTTGTCTGATGCGCCACCCATGCCGGGTACGCTGGAAGTCAGCTACATGGCCCTGGGCAAGTGGCAGACAATTCGCGACCCGGGCAACGGCGAACTGACGGGCGAGGGCACCGGCAGCATCGCCTTCGCTACTGGCTCGGTATCGCTGACCCTGAACGCACTGCCGGACGTTGGCAGCTCGGTGATCTGGGCCTACGTCGGCCAGAACAGCGCGGCCTTCACCCAGCGCACGGGCGTGAGCGTACAGGCCAAGGCCAAGGTCTCCCGCACCCTGCCGCATCAGGGCCTGCTGCCGGGCTCCTACTCGGCGACCTTCAAGGTCGGCGGGGTGACCAAAACCATCACCGACGCCGGCAATGGAACGCTGAGCGGCAGCGGTGGCAGTGGGGTGATCAACTACGCCGCCGGCACGGTGAGCATGGAGCTGGTGGCCACCCCGGATGCCGGGACGGGCATCACCCATGCCTATCAGCAGGGCAGTTTTACCGATACCCCGCTGGCCGTGACCTCGGATAGCAGCGGCGTCTGCAGCGGGACCATTCCCGGCGCGCCGCTGAAGCCGGGCAGCGTGCAAATCGGCTGGGTGACCAAGCAGCGGCAGGCGGTGCCGGCCATCGACAAGGGGGTGACCAGCAGCGGCAACACCCTGCCGGTCTATGAGTCCGAGGTGCTGGTGAACAACACCATCACCGACAACGGTTCGGGCGGCTGGATTGGGCGCACCGGGAGCATCAACTACCAGACCGGTGCCTTCAGCCTGCAGGCGGCGCAGTTGTACACCCTCAAGGAGTACACCTATGCGACCAAGAAGAACGGGTTCAAGCCGGACACCCTGCAACTGGTGACCACCAACACCAGCTTGATGGAGTCGTTCGGCGGCACCCTGAGCATCCGTGCCCAGGCCAACGGTCAGAGCTACGGTGCGCAGACGGATGTGCAGACCGTGGCGCCCGTGACGCTGGATCTGCTGCCGGGAATCGCCGAGAGCATCCTGCCTGGCTCGCTGGTGTTCACCTGGGGTGGCGAGACCTACGTCGACCGCTCGGGCGTGCTGTACAAGAACATCAGCAGCAGCACCAACGCCGGAACGGCCGTGGGCTCGGTTGACTACGCCGCGCGCACGGCCACGCTGAGCACCTACAGTGCGGGCGCCGGCTCGGCGGTCACGCTGCTGGCCTGTTTGACCACCAACGCGGGCTTCGCGGTCAATGCGATGACCTTCCGCACTCCGGGGGCTCCGCTGCGTGCTGGGAGCCTGCAGGTCACCGCAGTGCGCGTCGACACGGCGCAGGTGGTCACGGCTACGGCGGACGCCAACGGCGTGTTCAATGGGGCAGTGATCAAGGGCACGGTGGACATCGCTACGGGCATCGTGCGGCTGCGTTTCACCAGCAACCTGAACGACCAGACCGGAGCCAGCGACATCCGGGTGATTCCGATCCTGCTGCGCTACAACGGCGTGGTCTACTCGACCTTGCCGCTGGATGCCAGCCTGATCGGCCTGGACCCGGTGCGCCTGCCGTCTGATGGCCGAGTGCCGATCTACCGGCAGGGCGATGTGCTGGTGATCGCGCACACCGCCCAGACGACGGTGGCTAGCCCGGCGGCTGGCGGCACCCTGCAACTGGCTCGCCAGCAGCAGGCCGCAATCGAGGTGGTCGACGCCAACGGGGTTGCCCTGCGCGCGGCGAGCTACTCGGTGAACCGCGAACTGGGTCGTGTGACCTGGGCCAACCCGATGGTGCTGCAGGATGCCAGTGGCAATCCGCTGACCCTGCCGCTGGTGGTGCGTGATCGGGTAGAGCACATGACGCTGTGCACCGAGGTGCAGATCAGCGGGCAGCTCGGCCTGGCTTCGCCGCTGCCGTGGGATCTGCCGGCCAACGACACAATGGTGTCCAGCGCGGTGAGCTGGGGCGACCTGCAGTCGCGCTATCACCACTGGTTCACACAGAAGACCTGGAGCACCGGGTCGCCGAACTGGACGGATGTCCCCGTCGGGGACACCACCACGGCGAACTACAACACGCTGAGTTATCCGCCCATCGTGACAAACCAGGGAACGATCGATGGGAAGTGGGCGTTGGTGTTCACCTCGGCGACGCAGTTCCAAGTGGTCGAGGAGAAGCTGGGGGTGATCTCGACTGGCACTACGTCAAGCGACTGCGCGCCGATCAACCCGGAAACCAACACGCCGTACTTCACCATCCGCGCCGCCGGTTGGGGCGGTGGCTGGGCGGCGGCCAACGCAGTGCGTTTCAACACCGACTCGGCCTTGGGCCCGCTGTGGATCGCGCGCACGGTACTGAGTGGCCAGGGCACGGTCGATGACGACCAGTTCAAGCTGCAGATTCGAGGGGATGCTGACTGATGACGATTCGGGTGTATACGAGCCTGGATACGGGGGCGCCGGTGTTGTCCGGTGACCTCCTCACCCGGCTGAGGCAGATCCTGATGGCTTGCCTGGTTAACGGCTATGGATCGAAGCCTGCTGCAGGTTGGTCGGTTGGCCACCAGTCCGCTGATGGTCAGGGGTTCAGTTTGGGGAATGGGGACGGCTACATCAATTTCGTTGCCAGTGGCTCGAACATCGTTCAGGTATACATCATGGAGACCATCACCGATGGGACAACGGCTCTGGCCGCAGGGGCCAATCGCCGATCTGCTGGCTGGTCCGACGGCACCTCCAGTACCGAGCGGCAGGTCTTTTACCATCCGTATGGGGTTTTATCCACGAACCCGCATTGGGTGGTCGCGGCTGACGAGAAAACGGTATCTATCTGCTATGGAGGAGGGATCACGACATCGGATGCATCAAATGCGTACTACGGTACGGCTCACTACTTCGGGCGCTACATCAACGCCCTTGGCCTGACCGGTCCCGCCGAGTTCGTTTCCTTGGGTGGCAACTACGCCACCGGTATTGCGCCTTTTGGTGGTGGTCTATATGGGATGGCATTGCGCAATCCGTTCACCGGCCTGATTGATCAAGGTGCCAGCCCCCGGTATGGAGCATCCAATGCCACTTTTGCCGGGGGACTAGTTGGCGCTGTAGGCAAGCTAGTGCCAGATAGACTGCTCCTTTTCCGCGGTGCCTTGACCTGCTACGGGACTGGATTGAACGGCACGACGGGGGCACGCGCCTACGCTGGCCAGCTTCGTGGCTTGCTGTCTGAGCCCGCCTTGTGCGGCTCGTTGCTATCTAGCGTGCTTCCATTGTTCGGCGCGAGCGACACCTGGCAGTCACGAGTGAAGCCCCTCGCTCTGCCAGGCGGAAAGCAGATCTATCCCATGTTTGCGAACAGTCAAGATCAGGGATTCTTCCTGAGCGCTGACCCTGGCGATTGGAGTTGATCATGGTGGTGGTCCCTGTCCCGGTTATCTCTTTGAGCCTCGGGGTGGCGCTGCGGAAGATTACGATCAGTTTGACTCGTGATGGGAAGCAAACAGCCAACAGCAAGTCTGTGCTTATGCTGAACCCAGGCGCGCTGACATTGTCGGCTGTGTTCGTGGCTGCTGATGGCGTCAACGCTGTGCAGCGCTTCGTGGCATCGGCTGTTGATGGTCAATGGCTGCTAACTGCCTTGGATACTGCTGTCCCTAAACGTGCCGCTTCGCGCTATCCAGCCATCAGCGAGGACGTGACATTCGCCCTTGATCTCAATGATGGATCAGGCAGTGGTGGTGGGGTTCCGGCAACACTGGCTGCTGTGGTCAAGGTCGACGGTTTGCCAGCTGCTCGACAGGTCGTTGCTGTCGAGCAGGTGGCGAGTGGTGAGTGGCGTGTTGCTGGCTACGGGGTTACAGCAGGCGGATCGGTCGCACTGGATCTCCGCGTGGCCGGTAGCGGTCAGGTGTATGTCATGGCCCTAGACACCTGGGGCACGGTATTCCAGCCGAATCTCGGTGTTGCGGTCGGCACGCTGATCCGGCCGACGGTGTTCCTGGGTTGGCTCTACCGAGTCACCCAGGCTGGCCAGCTTCCGACGACAGAGCCAGCCTGGTGGGACGACAGCATGCAGGGGCCGCAGCCGCTGGGAACCGCACGGGCCGAGGTGGTCCGGTACTACGCACCGCAGGGGCGCGGCCCCATTCCTGTTGAGGTGACCTGATGCTGACCCATGACACGGCGGCGGGCTGGAGCAAGGCCCGCCGCCCGCTCGACCCTGCGCGCCGTTCGGAGTGGGGCGCGGTGGCTGCCAAGGAAGCGTCCGCTGCTGGGCCGTGGGGGCGCGCTGAGATCCTGGACGCAAGCCAGGTGGGAAGCTGGGACGCTGCCCCGCAGATCGACCAGCAGCAGGCCTCGGCTTGGAGTCGTGTGGCGGGACGTGACATCGGTACCGGCGGACGCTGGGACACAGTCGCCCAGAAGGATCTGGCGCGGCGCCTGGGCTGGGACCGCTCGATCACGCCGCAGGATGTGCGCCTGCGGCTGCTCTATAGCCCGAGGCCTGCGCTGAAGGACACGTTGAGCGGTCAAGCCTGGTATCGCTGCGACGAGTTCGGCGAGCGCTTCGATGCCGCGGCAGAGCGCGCTGCAAGCCTGTACATCCCGGTGGCTGGGCTGGTGGAGTTTTCATTCTCAGGGCAGCGCTACGTTCCCAGCACCACGGCGTCGGTGTTCTTCGACTTCCACTATACGGCGCAGCAGCATGCCATTCAGCCCGTGGACAGTGGTCTGTCGGTGCGCTTTACCCCAGCGCGCATCCTCGAACAGATGCGCACCATGCCGTGGGGGTGGGGTACGCCGACCGATCCGAAGCCGACCGGGATCGTTTACCCGGACTACCCCGGGCCTGTTGTGGTAATCGATCCGCCGCAGGAACCCGACATTCTGGAGACCTACATGATCGCCAACACGGTGACCCTGGTCGTGCTGCCCAGCGGCACGCCGCTGGACGCCACCAACATCCGCGCCAACCTGGATATCGACAGTTTCGCCTGGTCGTTCAGCGCCGAGCTGTTCGGGCGCACCTCGCTGAACCTGGTGGTGCCGGACGCCAATGGCCCGAAGACGGTCGAGCTGACCATCAACGGCTGGGTGTGGCGCTTCCTAGTTGAGCGTTACAGCGGCAGCGGTAAGCACCCGAGCGAGCGCTACAGCATCAGTGGGTCAAGTCGCACGCAATTGCTCGACGCGCCCTACGCGCCGCAACGCAGTGGCCTCAATGCGGCGATGGTCAGCGCCCGCAACATCATCGACGACCAGCTGCAGAACACTGGGTTCTCTGCGAGCTGGGACACGGTCGGTATGGGGCCGCCCGATTGGACCCTGCCGGCCGGCGCTTTCAGCTACCAGAGCCAGACCCCGATGCAGATCATCCACCGGCTTGCCGAGGTGGCCGGCGCCGTTGTGCGGCCTGAAATGGCCGCCGATGGTTTCACAGTGCTGCCGCGCTACCGCGAGGCCACCTGGTACTGGGGTGGCGCGGTGCCGGACTGCATCATCCCGACGGAGATCGTCGCGGAGTGGGGCAGTGAATGGAGTCCGCAGCCCCAGTGGAATTTCGTCTACGTCAGCGGCGCCAACTATGGCGTGGGCGTCCAGGTGCGGCGAGCTGGCACGGCGGGTGATGAGCCAGCGGCGGATGTCATTGACGATTGGATCACCACCGTCGACGTGGCGCGCTCGCGCGGGATCTGCGAACTGTCCAAGGGCGGTAATCAGGCCATCGAGACGCGGCGCATCCCGCTGTTCGAGAAGGGCGGAAGCGCGCCGGGGCTGGTGCTGCCGGCGATGCTGACGGAATGCCGTGACGATGATACGACCTGGCGCGGCCTGTGCCTGGGGACCGAGATCAGCGCCGACGGGGTAGGGGCCAGCCGCGTTTGGCAGACCCTGAAGATCGAACGTCACTACGGGAGCGGCAACTGATGGCCACGGTAAACCCCTGGAAGCGCTTTATCGGCCTGCTGCCTGGCGGGTCGCGGACGGTCGGGCTGGTGCTCAGCGTCGACACGGCGGCCGGCATCAGCCGCATCCAGATGCGCAACGGCATCGAGGTGGTTGCCCGCGGCACGTCGGTGCCGGAGGGACAGAACGCATTCATCACGGATGGGGAGGTGTCAGGCTCGGCGCCGAGCTTGCCGCAGTTCGACATCGAGGTCTGAGTCGATCTCGCTGATCAGCATGCCGCAGTCATAGCGGAGTCGGTTGCGGCCGTACTTCAGCAGCAGCGGCTCTCGTGCGGTGATCTTCCAGCCCTGTTGCAGGAGCTGGTCAACGTGGGCGCGGAGCCCATTCAACGTCCGTTGTTCCTTCATCGGTCGACCTCCAGTTGGCGGCCGAAGGATAGCAATACCTTCACCCACCATGCCCGCCGATAGGCGGGCATTTTCGTTTCTGGAGATGCCTATGGAATTGATCCAGGTGCGCCGCTCGGTCCTCGAGCCGGCGCTGTCCCTGCTGCCTGCGAAAATGAGCAGCCCTGCGGCCATCGCGATGATCCTCGGAATCGGCCTGCAGGAGTCCGGCTTCACCTACCGAAGACAGATGGGGAACGGCCCAGCGCGTGGCTTCTGGCAGATGGAGCGGGGCGGCGGCGTGCATGGCGTGCTGACCCACTCGGCCTCAACCAAGCTTGCCTGCAGTATCTGCGCGCAGCGCGGTGTTGAGCCGACCGAGCAGGCTGTGTGGGGAGCGATCGAGCAAGACGATATCCTGGCTGCGGCGTTTGCGCGCCTGCTGCTCTGGACCGACGTCCAGGCGCTTCCTGTGCTGGGCGATACCGCTGGCGGCTGGTCGCTCTACTCGCGCGTCTGGCGTCCCGGCAAGCCCCGGCCAACGGAGTGGCCGGCCAACTACCTGAAAGCGATGGGGGCGGCTGCATGATGGACTGGCAATCGGTACTGAAGTCGCTGGCCCCTTGGATCGGCACAGCTCTCGGCGGTCCGCTCGGAGGTCTGGCGGTTGACGCCGCGGCGGGCGCCATGGGGCTGTCAGATAAGACCGCGGATGCGGTGAAACAAGCGATCTCCGGCGCCACACCCGAGCAACTGCTGGCGGTGAAGCAAGCCGACCATGCCTTTGCTATGCAGATGCAGGCCCTCGGCTTCAAGCAGGCGGCCGACCTGGAGGCGTTGGCCAGCGGTGATCGGAAGGACGCCCGGGCGATGCAGGTCGCCCAGCGCTCTTGGGTGCCGTCGGCGCTGTCGATAATCGTGACCTTCGGCTATTTCGCCATCCTGTCCGGCATGATGCTTGGCGTCTTACATGTCGCTGACTCGCAGGCGCTGCTGCTGATGCTTGGCAGCCTGTCCACCGCTTGGGGCGTGGTCATGGCCTTCTGGTTCGGCACGACATCGGACAGCGCCAGGAAGACCGAACTGCTGGCGAACTCGTCGCCGGCAAAGTGAAAAGGAGCGACCGGCGGGGTGCTGGAACACCTCGCCAGCCGCCGAACCTGCAGAACATCCCTGCAAGCCCAGCCATGGCTCCCGCCTCGTGCACGAAGCGCGCGGAGCCTAACACCTGTTTATCCATACAGTAAAGGCTTGCTCAAATGACCAATCCGATCTTCCCCTGGATGGGTGGCAAACGCCGCCTGGCTGACCGTCTGATCCCGCTATTCCCGCCGCACGAGTGCTACGTCGAGGTGTTCGCCGGCGGCGCCGCGCTCTTCTTTCTCCGGCCGATGCCGGCACCGACGGAGGTGCTCAACGATCTCAACGGCGACATCGTCTGCCTTTACCGGGTGGTGAAGAACCACCTGGAGGAGTTCGTCAGGCAGTTTAAGTGGGCGATCTCCAGCCGGCAGGTTTTTGAGTGGCAGAAGATCACTCGCCCCGAAACCCTCACCGACATCCAGCGCGCCGCGCGCTTTTACTACCTACAGCACCATGCCTTCGGTGGAAAGGTCAGCGGGCAGACGTTCGGCACGGCCACTACTGGGCCAGCGATCAACCTGCTGCGCATCGAGGAAAGCCTGTCGGCGGCCTGGCAGCGCCTGGCCGGCACCTACGTCGAGAATCTGCCCTGGCTGGAGTGTGCTGAGCGATACGACCGCGCGCACACCTTCCACTACATGGACCCGCCGTACTGGAAAACTGAGGGCTATGGCGTGGAATTCCCGTTCGATGAGTACGAGCGGATGGCCGACTTCATGCGGCGCTGCAAGGGCAAGGTGATGGTCAGCATCAATGACCATCCCGACATCCGCCGTGTGTTTGAGGGCTTCCATACCGAGCGCCTGGACATCCGCTACAGCAATACCAACCACCGGCAAGGCCAGGCTGAGCTGACAGGGGAGTTGGTGATCATGAACTGGGAGCCTGCGGCGCTCGGTGGGCTCTTCTAGTTCAGTTCGAGGAGGCTGAAAGAAGCTGAGCGAGGGTTGCTAGAGCACCCTCGCCAACGGCTTTCTCTGCCCGGCCGCCGCCTGCACGAGAGAGTCGATGGCGAACAAATTTCAGCAATTCATCGTCATCTAGGATGACGGAATACACATAGTTGTTGCCTTGGTCTTTGCCTTTGACTTGCAGAGCAAGATCGTCATTTTGCTTCTCGGCATGGACGATTCGAATTTTCATTTCATCGTCAGCCAGCTCGGTTGTTCCGTCGTTGCGATATCTTCCACGCTTGGTGATTTTCATGGGTGGCCGATTGCCTCTATCAGGTGCGGACCCTGATTTCGCACGTTGCCCACTGCTTTGTCTACGGGGTACCACTCAAAAGCGTCTGCCGGTTCTCCTTCAATCAGCGCGATCTGCTCGGCGCGCTCCTTGGGCGTCGCCGTGTCCATCCACTCGGTGGCAAATTCTGGCGACAGCACTACTGGACGGCGGTCGTGGACATCGACCATTCCGCCCTGGGCGCCTGCGGTGATGATCACGAAGCCGTCGTGCTCGCTAGCCTCTCGGTCGCCAGCGGGGAACTGACCGATAGCTGCAGTCAGGCAGGCCTGACCATCACGACGTCGGATGAAATAGGGCTGCTTCTTCGGTCCGCCCTCGTCGACCCATTCATACCAGCCGGAGATGGGGCAGATGGCGCGGTGCGGCCAGATCGCCCGGAAGAACGGCCCGTGCGCCACTTTCTCCACTCTGGCGTTGATCGGGGCCGGCTTGTCCTTCACCCAGTGCGGTCGCCATCCCCATCTCACACGCTCACCGATCAGCGCGCCTTCGTCGTTCACCATCAGCAGAGTAGGCGTGGTCGGTGCCACGTTGTACCGCGGCTCTGCCTGTTGTTTCTCTTCGGCCGGTCCTGGCCAGCGCATGATTCGCACCAGCTCCTCCCAAGAATCAAACTGCGCCACTCGTCCGCACATCGCTACGCCCTCCGCTTATCTCCCGACCTATTGTAGGAAATGCTCGTAGTCTATTACTGTATTTATATACAGTAATTCGGATGTTTCTCATGCTTCCAGACATAGTCGCGCGCCTGGTGGCTCGTAGCCGCCGCCTTCCTCTGTTCGCCTTCCGTGTCCCCGCTGGCTTCCCATCGCCTGCTCAGGATCACCTTGAGCGCGAAATTTCCCTTGATGAGGTCCTGCAGGTGCGGGCTCCACACACCTACCTGGTGCGAGCGGGCGGCGACAGCATGATCCGTGCGGGCATCCATGACGGGGACCTGATGGTGGTCGATCGCTCTCGCGAGGCTGAGCCGGGTGACATCGTGATCGCAGCGGTGAACGGCGAGCCGACGGTGAAGCGCCTGGCAAAGGAGGGCGGCCAGGTCATCCTGCGGGCCGAGAACCCGAAGTATCCGCCGCGCTACATCTTGGAGGGCGACGAGCTGCTGGTATGGGGCGTGGTTCGATACAGCGTGCGGTGCCACGACCATGACTGAGCGCGCGATTGCGCTGATCGATTGCAACTCGTTTTATGCCAGCTGTGAGCGCGTCTTCCGCCCGGATCTGGCCAGGACACCCATCGTCGTGCTCTCGAACAACGACGGCTGCGTGATCGCGCGGAGCGCTGACGCGAAGCCTCACGTGGCCATGGGGGAGCCGTACTTCAAGATTCGCCATAAGCTGCAGCGCCTGGGCATCCTGGCGTTCTCCAGCAACTATGCCCTCTACGGCGATATAAGCCAGCGGGTGATGACAATCCTCGAGGAAATGGCGCCGGCCGTGGAGGTCTACAGCATCGACGAGTGCTTTGCAGACCTCACTGGTATACCCGGCGACCTGGTGCGGGTCGGTCGAGAGATGCGCGCCCGCGTGCTGCGCTGCACCGGCATTCCTGTCGGGGTCGGCATCGGCACCTCGAAGACCCTGGCGAAGCTGGCGAACCATGGCGCGAAGAAGTGGCAGGCGCAGACCGGGGGCGTGCTCGATGTCCGCGATCCGGCCCGCCGCGATCGGTTACTGAAGGCGTGCGACGTCGGCGACGTGTGGGGTATTGGTCGTCGGATGCAGGAGCACCTCAACGTCCAGGGCGTCAAGACTGCCTGGGATCTGGCCCAGGCCGACTCCTGGACATTGCGGAAACAGTTCAGCGTGGTTGTCGAGAAGACGGCACGCGAACTACGCGGCGTGGCCTGCCTGGAGTTGGAAGAGGCAGCGCCGCCCAAGCAGGAGATCTGCTGCAGCCGGATGTTCGGTAAGCGTCTGCACGACCTGGCATCGATCCGCGAGGCGGTGGCCACCTACGCGGCGCGCGCCTGCGAGAAGCTGCGCGCCCAGGGCTCGGTCTGCAAGAGGGTGCAGGTCAGCATTCGCACCGGGATGTTCAACCCGGACGAGCCGAAGTTCGCGAAGGGTGTGAGCGTGGAATTGCCGTACCCCACCGATGACACCCGAGTGATCACGAAGGCTGCCGGCGAGGGGCTGGATCTGATCTACCGGCCCGGGTTCGCCTTCAGCAAGGCTGAGGTGCTGCTGATGGATTTGAGGCAGCCTGGTGAGTTCACGGGCGACCTGTTCGCCGAAGTACAGCCGGAGCGTGCAGGCAAGGCCATGGCGGTGATGGACGCGATCAATGCGAAGTGGGGAAGGGGGACAGTTCGGCCTTGTGGGGTTCCTGCCGAGCCTGATTGGGGCATGAGGCGGGAGCTGATGAGCCAGAGTTACACCACCAAGCTCAATCAGCTATGGGTGGTGCGATAGGCGCTATCGAGCTGGGGGGCAGGCAGAACATTTTAGTTGATTTCAGTACCCACCTTTGAAGTGCAGAAGGGGATTCGGTGAGCTGGAATCTGGCAGATTTTCCTGTAAAAAGCCCGCCAAGGCGGGCTCGTATGTGTAAGCTATTTTTCAATGTGGCTGTTATACGAAGAACTTAGGCTTTAGGCACCAAGTCAAACCGGCTACCGTCCGCTCTAATGATGGCCAGTCCATCGATCCGCCCTATGACCTGATCACCGATCATATAGAGGCCGTCGATAACTCGCCCATTCTTTTCCTCGAATTTAGGGGGGATCTCATAGAACACCCCCTTCACCAGTTCAGCAACCTTCATCTGCTGAAACTCGACATCATAGCTAGCCTGAGGGTCAAATTGCTTTGTCATTCCAATGCTCCTATAGTTGGTTCGGGCAGTATGCCTGATTTGGGAACTTACCTAGTTTAACCATCCTATAACCATGGCTGATCCCGCTTTTGTGATAAAGATTCATCGAGGCAGTTGAAGCTTTATTGTTTCAACAGGATAGGTGCTATTTAGAACTAACTTTTCGATTGGTCTTTTGATAATTATAGGGGGTGAGGTACTGCTTCCATACGAAATTCATGCGGAATTAAGCGCATTTTGAATACAGGAATGCCTGCTGCGTGCGCTTCCCTAATTACTAATGTCTCATTGCTCTCGCTAATTTTTGAACCTAAATAAACAGCTTTGAGTGGAGCAAATAAATTTCTAGGTGGTTCGTCCTTACTGTCTGGTAAAACCAGTCTCCACTCTTCCTCGTAGTCCCAGTCGGGTGATTTGTGAAGTGCAGCGATCACGCCGAACAAATTGTTGAATGCCTTCCCTGAGTTAGCCCCGCGAAGTAAATTAGAAGCATTGAAAACGCCACTATATATGACAGGCCACAGTAATAGGCCAACCATGTTTTCGGGCGGCAAACCTCGAAAGTCGTACCTCATCGCGAAACCGGTGTGATCCTTGGCGTAATGGGCCCAAAGTGGCAAAGAGTCCAGTCGCTCGGTGAGTGAGCAGATTTTGTAAGAGTTCTGAATTTGCCTGTTCATCTCAGTGATGGTCTTGGCAATAAAGTTTGCGTGACTATCTTTTATCACCGTAGCTACTTTCGCTAGTTCCTCATCGCCAATCTGGGTGGCTGCGTCTATTTGAGAGTAGTCATGCTTAACCAGCTCTAAAATCGGATCACTTGCGCACAGTATCGATTGGCGATCTTCCTCGTATATTCCTTCAGTGTGCTCTAGTAACAATTCGATATGAGATTTTCCGAAGTGAGGATCAAAATTCACTGCGGAGTCGTATGGGTCGTTAAAATTGCTCGCGAAAGTTAGGTGGAGTGTGGAGTCTCTTAGATTGCTCAAGGAATAGTCGTTGACCTCGCGAAACTTATACAGTGATTCTGGAAAATTTCGGCGTTTCAACTGCTGAGCGGTCCTGATGTTTTCCTGTGGAAGATTGCTCGCGCACATCAACTGCATAAGCTCTTCGACCCAGTCCTTCGGCATTTTGTCTCCCTATTCTCCAGCTAAATTAAAAATTTCTCGCATAATTCCTCTCAGACGTCCAGCGTGTCCATATGGAATATAGGCTGCATTTATCAAGGGGCCCACCGCTCTATCGAGACTAAGCTATGTCATCGTATAGGTGGCACGAAATAGTCAACAATGATTATGGATGACTTTTATGAAGGTGCGAAGGTAGGTAGCGCAGCAAGGCCTCGCTGAAAAAGCTCAGGGAATCCAACGGTACAGAAATGGTACATGAATAGCGGAGGTGGTCTGAGAGGCTGGTATTTGCTGTAGCTCTAAGGAGTGTTGGTCCAGTCCATCATCGGCGCCACGGAGAAGCGGCGGGAGGGCTCAGGGTGCGTGGCTTGGGGGAGTGCGGGGGATTCTTCGGGCATGCTGATCTGTATAGGCGTTCGCCGCTGGGTTCGAGCCCGGCGAAAACATGGCAATGGGGAAGGCGGCGATCTTACCAGAAAGCCAGTCGCCGAGGCCGACCGGATGGCGGCGGCGCTGGTGGTTGCGCCGCAGTCCGTACGCGCGTTCCGGAACTTTCCGCTCGCCGAGGGTCAGAGCTGTCAATCTGCAATCGCTCAGCCAGGGAGGCTGTATGAAGGGATTGACTGTCGCGGTTTCGTTGTTGCTCTGCGCCACCGGGGTCCAGGCGGAAACGGTCTACAAGTGTATCGATGCGCAGGGCAGGGTGACCTTTACCCAGCAGAGTTGCCCGAACGGCAAGGCGCCGGGGCTTCAGGTGGAGGTGCAGAACCCTCGTCCCAGCGGGGTGGGCGAGTCTGCGTTGATGGCGCCCGCCGCGCCGATGCAGGCGCCCCCGTCGAGCGCTGCGCAGCCGGTGCCGCCGCCTGCTCCGGCGAGCGGCGGCACGCGGGTCACGGTGGTGGGTGGTTCGCTGGAGGCGCCGGCGTGTTCCACCGGTCTTTCCGAGCGCGACTTGCGTACCGCCATGGTGCGCAAGGAGATCGTTCCGGGGATGAGCCGCAAGGAGATCGAAAGCATGTTCGGCACCCCGAGCAAGCAGAGCAGCGCCCGTGGTGGCGGCACCAGTACCTATTGGAACGACAGGTACCTGAACGTCTTCAGTGTCGATTTCGACCGTAATGGCTGCGTCGAGAGCAGCTATCAGTCCGGCGCCAGCGATTGA